AGTCTCTAGAGGTGTAGGCTTTAGTCTCTAGCCGCTCTGACTTTAGTCTCTGGCGGCGTCGACTTTAGTCTTTAGCCATGTAGTCTTTAGCCATTGTCGTCAAGCAGCTAGGCTACCGCAGAGGCCGACTTTAGCTATGGATACGAAAATGCACAGTATAAGCGCCTGGGACACGCATACACTGTGCATAGGTATAGGCACGAGGGCCGTTGAGACTAGCAACCTTTTCACTTTTCAGCTGAAATTCTCATACCGGCTCAGGAGGCACCTCAGAGTCTGTGAAAGCTTTCATCATTTTATCATACCCTGTTAAGAATATCGGCTTACTGTGAATTGAGCTAGCATAAGATTGAATAATGTCTTCAATCTTTAAGTAATGGGTACAAGAAGATGCAACTTGGCAGAGCTTCCGATACTGATAGCATCTCTTGTAAGTAGGTATTGGTACTTCAATCTGGTCAGTAGTAATCTTGTTCCAGGTATCACGAAGCTCTTCTGCCACCTCTAGCTGAAAAGACCTTCCGATAGGGAGCCTAAGTTGAGTGCAGGCTACACTATCTATAGTAATTTCTTCAGGGTTCATTACATCTCGCATAGAAAGTTCATCGATCTTCCCGATCAAAGGCTCTCCGGGTATGTGCCCAACACTAAAAGCATATATAGCGAGCTGAGTCGCCCACTTCCTTTCAATAACTTCAAAGTTCTCTGTATGCTTGTCATGAGGGTCAGGGTAATGCTTGCCACCTTTCCATCGTTGGAAATATCCTTGAGTTGGAGACTTAGCGGCTGAGGCGTAGCCTCGAACCTTCCAATCTAAGACCGTATTATCCTGCAGTAATGCGTCAATTTTGCATCTGAGCGGAACATTATAGCCCGGTAGAATTTGCGTCTCGTCCATCTCCACTTTAATCGGGCAGTGTTCTAGTATGTCTAGCCCTGGCCCTTGGATATAGACTAAAAGTAGATTCCTTCCAATGATATTAGCTTTTATTTGTAAATCTTCATCGGCTATACCATCTTTGATCATGACCATAGGATCAGTCATAAGTCTTTGTCCTGGAAACAAGTCCTGTTGATACTGGTTGATCCAACACTTAACATGGGCATCAAAGCCAATACCAGCTGCGGCGGCTTCACTAGTTGGTTCAGGGGGTACTTTAATGTCGGTCATTCTTTTAAGGTAGAAATAGTGTTGACACTGCTGCCAATGGCTCAGACTCGAAGGAGAGATATACTTTGGATAACGTGTTGGCGCGATCTCAGGAATAGGATCGCGCTCTCGAAATGCACTAAAGTCTACCATCAGCACACAACCTTTTCTCTAGGGTTCTTATCGCCCCAGTATTGAATTCCACAATCCCAAGTCATGCCAAGAAGCCTGACGATTGCTCTTTTTTCTTCTATAAACCTTTTGACAATGGGTGCGCAAGAATAGCCTTTCTTAAGCACCGCTGACAGCTCGTCATGGGTATTCATAAGTCTTACAATTGGCTCATGGATACCTACGGGCTGCATTTCAGTCCAGATTCGTAGCTGCAGCTCTTTAGTTAGGCCAGCACCAGTTGCTTGAATCTCGTGATTATTAGCCTGTCGTTTGACAGAGCTACTTAAGCTAAACATTGCACCAATTAGAGCCGACATGCAAGCGTTGCCTGCGTTCTGCTCTCCTTTAGTGTGTTTGCGCGTCACTGTGATCGGTATACTTGACCACTCGGCTGGCCAGTGCTGTAGTATTTCAAACATCGCTCTAATCGTGTCAAACTCGATTTTAAATGAACGCTTGAAGCCAAGAAGAGACTTGGCGTACATTTTTGGCTCGCGCCAACATAGCTTGTTCTTGTCATTAAAGTATACTGGTATATAATTCCGCTCAGACTCTAGCTGGTAGGCCATCATCATTGGGTATTTGCTTTGCCAAGATAGGAGCCCTTCTTTCATGAAGCCAGCAGATTTACCAGTTATCAGTGCAAGCTTTTCTTCGTGGGCTCCATAGAGAGATGCATAAAATACGCTTTTACCTTTTCCATACTTGTCTTCAACGGCGCCAGTTCCCTCACAGAAGTAACAAGTGACTTTAGTGTCTTTTATCCACTCGTTAGGAACAAACTCTAGGTCTGAAGCATCTTCTGCTTCAACTGATCCCGTTCCGTCACACTTGCCACACTTACCCTTCTCGGTGTCAAGGATGTCCTCATAGCTTTCCTGGTAGATAGAGGCAGCCATGTCGGCATGAGGCTTGACCCCACTTAAGAGAGCCTCTTCTAACACTGGGTCACGGTAGACAGCAACAGCTATACCGGTCTCAAAAGCATCGAAGTCACCTGATTCTCCAACTTCATCAGGATCAGCGAGAAGGAAGACTTTGCGGTGTCCTTTATGGAGCCCTTGCGCGTTAATGCCACCAGTTCCGGCCATACGAGAAGATAATGCGCCATGCACATTATAGTTGGGATGGAACCGACCAGCGGCTAAGAGCTTCGTGAAGACCCGCATAAGGGCCTCGGCCTTGCGGACACTGAGCATATATGCTGCGCGCTTACCCGCTTCTCCACTATCTTTGGCCATGACTTCTAGGGTCGCTTTGCCGGTAGACTTAAAGAGCGCTGCTTTCATCGGGTCCATGGCAGCAATAATATATTTCTTTACGGCCTTGGGGCTGTTCATGTTGATCGGGCAAGAGGCGACAAGCTCGGACGCTTCGTCATGGACCCGCTTAATCTCTTTCAAGTCAAGCGCAAAGCCTTTCCAACGTGCATTAGCGACGGCAACCGACAGCTCTCCATTCATATGCCCTGGAGCTGGCTTGCCCCAAGCCGCATGTATATCCTGCAACAGTTCAACGTCTCTGGAAGCATACTCAAGGTTAATTGGCCTTTGCCAGAACTCAATATAGTCCTCGACAAAGAAGCGCCAATTTCCACCATAAGGACGCCAAGCCGGAGGACTTACGTCTGGCAACACTGACCAGTCTTGGACGACTTTGTTGCGGCCAACAACAAACTCGCCCACAGCGTCTAACGACGCTGAAGGGTTGAACTTAATGCGAACGTCTACTAAGTCAGGGTGTGGCGGCGAAAGTTCAACAGGCTCCCAGCCTAGTGATTCTTTCTTCTTATACTTGGCAAAGAGAATAGAGTCATACTTGACCTTGTTATTCAGCTTCTCGATGAGCTTATAAGCGAGAAACCGTGGGACGCGACGCAAAACGAAAGGCTTGCGCTCCATGAGAAATTGGTAGTCGCCTTCTGTTGCATGGATCATAAGATCTAAAGCGGCTTTTGGGCGCAAGAAGTAGTCGCACGGATTTTTGGCTTCAATGTCGGCAATCTCGAAGACCTGTGGCACTTGCCCAACGTCTTTGACCTGCTTAAGTATATTATATAGCTTAACAAAGTGGAACCAGTCATGTTTCAGGTTCCACGCAACAACTTCGCTATCACAGAACATCTCGAGCTTGTCTAAGGTCTTGCGGACAGGCTCAAGAAAGACATGATGAAGTGCGACTGGTCCGTCGTCTTCTGCATATTGCAAAAGAACGAGCGGGCCGTTAAATCCGATACCTTCGGAGTCTACGTGCAATACCATACTATTGTATTTCTTTCAGTATCTCTTTGCCTAAGGAGGCAAGCCAGTTTTTGGCTTGAGTCACGGCCTTGTTCTTTGCACAAGGCTCGTTATAGTATGTTAAGTCTGCAAAAATGTCACTTTGCTCTCGCTCACTTATGTGTTCGCCGGGCGGCGCCGCGTTGGTTCTGACTACACGGACAACAAAGCACTTGATACCTGAGCTGCGCAGTGCTTTAACCTCATTGAGGAAGCGAGCATCATCAACGACGAAAACTCGGTGTCGAGCATCAGCTTCAATGTCAGCAATGCCAAGATTGACCCATAGATTCTTATCAACTATATCGCGCCCCCATTCGGTACCTAGGGTCTGCAAAAGCTGCCGATAGGTCTTTCCAGAGACAGGCTCGACTTGACGCTTAAAGTGTTCTTGGTCAAGAGAGATTCGGGGAATCCCAAACAATGCCGCAAGTGCTCGCTTTATCGGCTCAGCAAAAGCTAGCCTGCGACCCATACGGGAAGATCGCAAGATTGCCTGTCCAAGGGTTGATTTTCCACTTCCGGCAGAGCCGATAATGGCGACTATAACTCGACCTTCCACTTCTTCCTCCTAACACCGCGCCAGTTTGGCGCCTTCTTAAGTACGTCCATGAAAGTCTCTGCGTCACGCACAACCCATACACCAATACCATACTTTTCGAGCTTGCTAAAGTGCCCAAACTGTGAGGCTTCCAGTGCGCCTGATTCAGTTTTGACTTCAACCCAAAAAGTGCCGTGGTCTTTGTGTGCCATGTAAAAGTCCGGCCAACCCGACTGATATACTGTACCGAACGTCTTATCACAGACCCACCCAAGCTGTTGTGACCAAAGCTTTAGTTCTTGACAGATGCGTGCTTCAGGCCCAGGGCCATATCCAGGTTCAGGTAGTGCTTGCGACAAATATAAGGCTCGCAGCTCTTCATCGCTCGAATTAGGACCGGTACATCTCATGGTAGCCAGCGGCAGCCGGGATCGTATTTCGATCCCAGCCTGCTGCCAACGAAGAAAACGGACAAATTTGTTTGCGGTTAAAGTCTCAGCATCGTGGTACCACCATTGCTTACCACCAGCTGCACAAAAGTATCGCGGCCAGCCAGCTTGGTTGCCGTTGCTGTGCGAGGCAAGCTCTAAGTCTGCCTCAGAGCAAGCTTTCTTCCGTTGCCGCCTCACCACTTTGACCTCTTCTTTTCTTAGGTCGAGCCGCCCACACCGAGCGAATGTTCTGGCGCAGTGTAGCGTCATGCTGCTTTTGATTCTCTGAGTAAAACGGAGAAAGGCGCCACTTTGAATAGGCATCGACCACTGGCATAACTTCTCGTGTAAGGTATTGCACTTGCTCGACCCACGACTCTAAGTCGGAGCAGACCGGATAAGAGTGAAAGCCTCTTACATCACTAAAGTTGATGCTGTCTTTATATGGTGCCCAGAAAGCGAACGCTAGGCGCCGACCATTTCGGTGAAACTCTGAGGCTTTGGCGTCAATGTCCCAGTCAACATCGTTGTAAGACAGGACTTTAAGCTTCTTTGGCGTAGGCATAAAGCCTCCTTAATGTAACTTCGAGGATAGGTGCTGATCCTCTCGGGTCTTGAAAAACAACGTCCATAAGTTCTGCAAATGAGGCGAGCTGCAACTCGCGCTCAGTGATCGTGAGACTCCTATAGAAGTGTAGTAAGCGAGTGAACTTACTAGACTTGTTGAGCATGAAAGCGATTTCGGTCTGGCAGACCACTGGAAACCTAACTAAGTCTTCGACTGTTAGCCACTCGGTGGCCCAACGCTCAGCCGCCTGCCGGAGCATGAGCTTGTCTATGATCCTCTCATAGTTTATGAGATTATAGAGGCCAAGCTCTAAGCACACCCATTCTCCGACTAGTTTCTCCGCAGCATATGTCGGACTCAAAACTGTAAGGTGTGCCGTGCGAAGAAGTGTATACTCTAAGCGATTTACACCCGGTACTGCAGGGAATGGCAAGAGTTTTAAGCGCTCCGCCAGCTTTTCAATGCGCTCTAGCACTGCTTGGCCTCCTGGGGTGGTACTGCGGCTTTTTCATTGGGCGGATCGGCTCTTTTGTCCCGTGTCCTCCAAAGAGCTACAAGCTGCTTTTTGTAGTACTCAGCCTTTGGGGCTAAGCCGGTGGCTAACAGTGAATCATAGTCATACCCCACGCGGCGAAGAGACTCTTTCTCACTTCGCACAAGAACTGCCAGCTCGAAGATCTGGTCTAGCAATGACTTACCTGCTTCAAAAGCCTGTGCAGAGGCTGACCACCAAGGATAGTGTTGGAAACGCCAGTCTGCTACAATTTCGTAAGGGTCAAGGCTCGCGTCAACCAAGTCCAGGGTTTCGACTAGCTCTTGAAACCTTTTGCGGTAGGTAACATAGCTGAGCTTTCGTTGGCTCCAATGCTCTTTGTAGGCTTGCGTCTGTGTCGAGGCGATGACTCTCGCAACTTTAATCTTTACTGTTTCGTTGTCGTCTCTCACCTAAGCACCTCTTAACTTCGTCTAAGGTAATAGTCTCAGCGTCCCGCTTCTCCATGAGAGCAGTCATGACCACACGATCAATGCCAAGACATAGAAAGTCAACTAATGTAATTGACTCCATTGAGGCCCCATCTCGCCAAGCTCTTGCAATGCCCTGGGTCCTGTGGTCATTGCGATCGCCGTTCGAGTAGAATGCAACTAACTTTGCGACTTGCAAGTTCCACCCCATAGATAAGCAAGTGGGGTGCCCAACTATAGCTATCTTCTCCGGAGTATCTTTAGAGAAGTAGTCTTCTACGTCTTTGAACTGGCCAATAGGGCGCGAGATCATGCGAGTCCCGCGACCATCAATGCGGATAACCGTGTAGTTGAGGCGCTGCATGGCTCCACACAATAGGTCTATACTAGCCGTATTCGAGGAGAAGATAATAGTCCTTCTCGGGCTGCGAGCCGACATATAATCAATATAGGCTTCTAGCTTCGGTGCTTGAGGCATCAGCACTGCTTCACCTTCTTCAGGGTAAAGGAATCCGTCCGAGAGCTGCCTTAACTTGCGTATCACTTCCAGCTTAGAGGTGCAAGTGTCTAAGACCAGCTCGGCGTACTCTAGTAGCTCTGGTGTCGGCTCCGCTTGAATGATTACATGCTCAATTTCAGGTAGCTTGGAAGGGTCTTTTCTTTCAACCAAGACCACCGGTGCAATGCGCTGATAGAGTAGCGATACCTCGTCTATATCAGGGGCATCACTTCTAAACTTGCCGCAGCCGCGCCCAAGGTGGAGCTTATTACATTCTTTACATAAAGTGCGCTGATAGTATTCTGCACAATTTAAAGATGGATGTTCTTCTCTAGCTCCGTTGCAAACTGCACAAGTGCCTGTCTTCCAGCACATTCTCTTGGGAAAGGAGGAGCCATCATCACCGGTCATTGACTCGTAGACCGAAAGGCGTCGATCGAAGTCATAATGCTTATGTTCTTTTAGAAATCCGGGGCGAACTATTTCTATCGGGTAGTAATAGTCTGCAAGGTCGCGAGGAGCTGGTTGACCGGATAGGCCAAGAACTTGACAGTTAAAGAGCCCGTGAGTTACGAACATCTTGTTGGTGAGCGCGGCTGTTATTGCTGTGCGCTGTGAAGGTCGGCGAAACTCAGCGATTTCGTCAATGACTAAAACCCTTGGCACAAAAGTTGCACTGGCCACCGCCGACTTGATACTGGCGAGGCTATTAACAATGAACTTGGGCTTGATCGGACTGCCCCACTTCTTGAGTTCGTTCTTCCACGTCGAAATCAAGCCCTTGGGTAGTATGACCCAGAAGAACCACTCAGTCAGTGGATGCATGGCCTCAGGCATGCTATAGTATGTTTGCTCCATAATCTCGATAGCGGCTAAAGTCTTGCCTAATCCCATATCATGAGCGCCTAAGACACCACACTTAAACATTGTTTCATTTAGAAGATCTTGCTGCGTCCTCTTGAGGCTGCGCCTAGGTTGGACTTCCGGAGGCAATAGCTGATAGTAGCGCTTTCGCGCTTCTCCATTGCTCAAGAATGAAAGCCCATAAAGTGCCCGAGCTGTCTTTTCAATAGTCCACTTCTTAAGTCCAGGATTCCAGCGCGCACCTAAGTGCTGCCTAAAAGCATTGTTAAGATTTTGATTAAACTGGTACTGGAGTATATACTCCGAGCTTCCGAATTGCGAAACATGCGTCTCACAGTAGCGCAGGTCTACGTCGTCCCATATTGCGTAAGTGCCCTCCACTTGATCTCCTTTCAACTTAAGTATAAGTGAGGCAAGCCCTCTACATACTAGTAGAGGGCTTTAAGGCTAATGATACTACGAAGGGACAGCGGCTGGTGGTGGAGGCATATCAGTGGCACTTTGCATCGGAGCCGGCGCGGTACTATCGCTGCTTTCAGTACGCTCTTTGAAGAGCGCCGTAGCAGCGCTGAGCGCGTCTTGAGACGGTAGCAAGACGTCGGGGATATCGTCGCCCGAAATGACACGATCTTGGGCGTCGCGGAAGAATCGGCACTTTGCATTGTACCAGTCTTCACCTTTCCAAAAGATCTGCTTTGTCCAAATCTCTGCGACATAGCCACGAGCGGTCATGAAGCTATCTAAATCATCTGTCATGTTGCCACCCTTGAGCATGATACGCCCGAAGCTTGGCGTATCGCCAGAGAGACACCAAAACAAGATCTCCACACCGAAAGCATGGCGCGGAGACTTCTTATAGCTCGCGATTTCCTTGAATAGATCGGAGTCCGCGATGTAAGACCAGCGGCTAATGCCTGTCTTATCTGACGAGAACTCATAAGCCGCCGTGCGGCTCATCAGAGGAATGATCTTGAGCGTCTCGAAAGCCTTGTCCTGCCAGTCAATGTGCCCAATGACTGCGTCTGGGCGGCGTGCCTTGATTGGCTTGGAACCTGCCTGCAAGACTTTAGCTTGTGGCAGATAATCTTTGCGGCTCGCTTCTTCTTGCATCTTGAGAACGTCGTCCGGCAGTCGCTCTTGGCGGAATGCGCCAAAAGTAGTCGGTACAACTGGGAGGCTATCAGACATAAGTGTTTCCTTCTTGAATTGCTGAATTGCTGAATTGCTGAATTGCTGCCTCAGGCCCCTACACCAATTAGCAGGTGTAGGGACTTAAGTACTCAACTCACTTAGCGGTGGCAACAGGCTCGTTCGCTTCAGCGAGCGTCTTAGCCACGGTTTCAATGAGCGAACGTTGTGCGCTTGCAGCCATCTCGGTAGAGAGCTTGCTGTTCGCAGCGTTCAGCAGCTCTGTGAGCTGTCCAAACGTTTTGCCCTTCACCTGCTCATCGGTCAAACAGCCAACCGACACGGCACTACGACGAAGATTGGCGGTCAAGCCATTCTCGATCCGCTTCTTAACAGCGGCTTCCCACTTGACGCGGTGCTCGGCCACCGACTCAGCATCGAGTCCGACAACCCACTCAAGCACCTCGACAACTGTAGCTTCAGCAAGATCACCAGGATCTTGGATACGAGCAAGAATTTCGTCTTTCTTGCGGACATGTGGAGCTGGTGGGACAAATACTTCTTTACCCCCAGCTTCAGCTTTCGCCCTATCAACTTTGCGGGCCGTGTTGATAAGTTGATTGGCTTCCTCAACCGAGGCGCCAGCAAGTTCGTCCATCAGCTCTAGAGCCGTGGCCGGCTTAAGTTCGGTCATGCGCAAGGCATTCGCCGCTTTGATCTCGCCAGACTCGATTTTATCCTGCACTTCCTGTGGGAGTGTGTTCATCTTGAGCAGCTTGGCGAGTCTCGATGGGTGCATACAGAGCCGAGCGGCCAGCTCCTTTTGCGTGATCGTCGGCTCCAAAGCACTGAGGCGCTGGAGCTGACGGCTGACCTCGATGGGGCGAGTATCAGCTTTTATGAGGTTCTTCGACACCTGCATAACTAACATGTCTACTTCAGACACATCGCCAATGTACTCAGCCCGAATCATTTTGTAGTCGGGCAGAGCGACCGTCTCTGGGTCAAGCTTGCCTTCGGCAACGTCTTGCGCGACCTTTTTCAAAGCCGCATAGCGGTGTCCCCCATCAACGAGACCAGTGGGGGAGAGCGTCGCCACTTCGTTTGCAAGTGCGCCAGAGTCAGGACGGAAAGCGACAGGGTGAACACCACCGACACTGCGAACGGTGATAGCCGTCTCTTGACCTTTTTCAATGAGACTATTGTAAATCTCTTTGAATGCTTCACTCTCCATGTCCACGTCGCGGAGAGTTTGAGCAGGCACAACGATCGAGTCGATAGAAACATAAACAGTAATTGGGCGGCTTTTAGTCGCCTGCGCAAAGTCGATAGCCATTAGTGGCTCCTTCGGTTAAAGACGGTTAAAGACAGTTAAAGACAGTTAAAGTGTGGTGAGGCATGAGGCATGAGGCGTGAGGCGTGAGCGCGCTGCATGAGGCCCTATTGTAACATAATTTCCTGCCTTGTCAAGCGAGAAATTATTTTATTCTCTCTAAGATTAGATTGATGTCCTTCTCCCGAAACGCATCTCGGACTTCGACGAGTAGATTGATGAGTTCTACTCGGTCTAACTCAAGTTTTCCCCTGCGTCCAAAGTGGGTACTAAACTCAATGGCGAGCGGAGTTTCGTTACTCATCAGTATGAGTGTAACTTGGCCGCCGCTCGAAGTCTTTGAAATGCGGCCTCTCTTTAATGGAAATATTTTCATTTAACCCCTCTTACTTTTGTCGTGGAGCGAGCCCTGCTCGAAGCGTGCTTCGAGCTTCGCAATGTTGACTTCGATTGCGTCATTGAGAGTTTTGCCCGGGCATACATAAGTCAGCACCCGCTGCAGGTCTAGGTACTCGTCAGGCCCTGCGAGAATACGCAGTAAGACTGTTGCAGCATCAACGGCGTCAGTGACCGGGTTAAGCTGACTAATATCATCACTGTTAAGGATGCGGCACTGAGTGTGATTCACGGCTTGGTTATAGTCGTGAAATATGCAGCCGAGGTACCACAGCACATCACCAGTTTCACTGAGGAACTTCGTGCGGTCATCATCTGACAAAAACTCAGAGGCTCGAAGGCGCGTCTTAAGTATGTCAGCTAACTCCCCTACTTCGGAGATAAGACCTAGAAGTGGGTAAGCATCTCTAACAGCCTCACAATCAATCTTCTCCTTATAGATTGAAGTCTTACGGATCAAAACCTGATGCCGGTCAAAGGCTTCCCTGGTTAAGTAATTCTCTAAGAGAGGTTCATCTACCATTTCTCACCATTTCTCACCATTTCTCACCATTGTTCGGCTCATTAGCTGTTTCATTGTACACTCTACACCGGCCCAGCGGAAGAGTGCGTTGAACAGCGCGAATACGTCTTCGCTAGAGTCTCGAATTTCTGTTATAAGGTCACTAAAGTCACGGAGGCACCCAGGGGTTACAGGAACGTCTAGCTCAGTGTCAGCCCCGAGGCAGCGCGAAATCTTTTCCCAGCTTGTTTCTCGGAGCCGAGTTGCGACAAAATTCCAAAGCACGGAAGAAACATGCTTGCGAAAGGTCTTCTTGCGAGCATAGTCTAAAGGCTTTCCACGATGCACACTTAATGCTAGTTTGATAACAGACCCTAAGCTAAGCTGCATGTAGAGATTGCCATAAGCATTTCCTTGTGGTCCGGTATAATACCGGGTTGTGTGGGCCACAACAAAGTCTCGGTAAGCATACCACGTCTTCTCATCAAAGTCAAGCACTGGCTTGCTCATACTTCCTCAATTTCTTTAACAGACTTTAGAAAGGCCTCCATGTGCCTTCCTGCAAGTAAGATCTTTGGGCTGTTACGGAATGCCGGTGGCCACTTGCGACCTTCGCGAGTTCGAGCCAGCCGGGCCATTTCGAGCGTTGGCAAGTATACTTCCACGTGCCCAAACGAACGCTCATACCAGCGTATCTCACTGAGCTTGATGTAGGGGTAGCGCCAGTCAACAATGACTGGGTGAATATACTTCATAGCGTGTCCTTATTGGCTGGTGGAAAGGGTATCCTTTCATGATCTCTTGCGACTCCTTCATAGTAGCACGTATAAAGGTCGAACCACTGGCAACATAGAGACGGCACCAGTGTCTGTCTTCCCACAGTAAGACATATCGTTTAGAGCATGAGGCACCTCCAGGCTGCTGGGCTATAGTGAATGAGACTTTGCGGCTCAAGGCATATACGAGGAGCTTTTTAACCGGGAAGCTCCACCGCGAGGACTTCTTAAAAAGGTCCTCGCGGAACTCGTAGTTGAAGACTATTGTCAGCGGTAGTCCCGTGAGAGAACTATCACTCTCAGCCAAGGCCATATTAGGGGTATCCAATTAACTGGCTTCCTTGTCGGGATCGATACTTGCCACTGATCGCCGAGGTTCCGGCACTTATTGACCAGGGCCCAAAATACTCTAAAACTACCTACTCAGTCATGTAGGCCGCCAAAGATCATTGAGCATATATTGCCGCAGTGGCATTGCTCGGTGCCCAACAAAGCGCCCTTCAAACGTATAGTCGCCTTCATGCTCTTCTGGCGTTGGGTAGACCACATGCTCGAAAGGACCATAGTGCTGATCGTCCCACAGCTGCTTGAAGCGCTCAAGAATATTCTTGCGAGAGTCGGAGCGGAATGAGACGCGCGCCGCCATAACTACGGCTTCTTCGTTCGTATCGACCTGGAAAGGACGATGCACCGGAGCCTCGACTTTGATTGCGCGATTAAAAGCTTCGAGAGTCTGAACCGCGAAAGCTTCCATCTCTCCTTGTGCATTCGGTGTGGCTCGGAGCGCCCAAAAGTACTCCCAGATCGAAATAGGCGCAGTCATAAGTATGCGCGTCATCCGATGCGGCTCCAAGAGCCTATTGATCTGCCCCTTACTAATGTTCGGGGCAACATTGGCGAGCTTGTTCATCGTTTCAAGTGTGAAACGCTCGTGTTCACGCCATATGGCTTGCATCTCGGCTTGCTCGCGGCCCTCAAAAACTGGGCCTTCTTCCATACCCGCCAAGCGGCGCCTAAACTCTGGAACGTAGACCGGCACTTTAGTCATAACCGATTCGGTCGGGACGGCCCGACTGGACTGGCAAGACAGTGCCAACGGTATAGCTGGCATTCTTTGGTGGGTCCGAAGCTGCGCGACAAGACACTTCGGTAAGTCGCCAATGAAGCTGAACACCTGAACACCATTCGGCAGCTGTGTCCGCACTTTAATCCTCTTTCGTACAAGGGGCTCGTTACCCTTGCGTCATGCCCCTATTATACCATAATTTCTCGAGTTGTCAAGCGACAATTTTAAAAAATTGCCAAAATCTTTTCCATGAACTTCTTGGAATCATCCACAGAAAGTTTTACCCCAGCAGCGTTTGGGTGCCCACCACCTCCAAGCTCTTTGGCGAGAGTTAGCGCCTTACCTTCGGCTACCGAGCGGAAAGAAAGCTTAAGTCTCTTATTGAAGTCAAGGTATGCGCCGCAAGCTACGCCCTCTTCTTTACTCGCAATTGCGTGTAAAGCTTCGTTGAGAAAAGGAGTCTCCGAGCCGCCAGTCATAATAAGAGGGCAAGCACAATCGCCAATAACTACAATATGGCGATTCTTTGACATATTCTCAATGATTTGAGCTTCTTGGGCCACTAAAGTCTCACCCATGATTTGCAGCTCTTTGAAGAGCCTAGGTTTCTCAATGATATGCCGGGCTAATAACTCCGGCTGGTCGCAATACCTGAAGTGCAGCGCCTTGGAGATAGCAGTATCTGAGGCACTCTTATCTGGGCTCCAAGTATCATATTTAGAGATTGCTTCAACCAATGGCGCAACGCGGCTAAGAAGATCGGCGGTAGCAGTAAAGATGGGCAAGCCAACATGCAGGCCGATTGATAAGATCTTTGGAGCCATCGACGCGAACATGACTAAAGCTGCGCCGGAATACCTGGGGTCATGAAGCCCATCGACTTCCCAGGTGTGGCGGACCCACTCCGAGCCTTCATGATGATCAAAGACCTTGACGATGAGCGACTCGCGACCCTCTTTGACTTTGAGTATTGCTTCTTTCGTGACATTGCAGTCCACGAACACCAGGGTATCAACATCAGGCTCTGCCATGATTTCCGTAGTGTTGTAGACGAACTTCTCATAAGTCACCGTCGAGGCGCAGCTCCGGTCCCTCATCAGCAAGTCGAATACCGCTGCAGCAAGCGTGCCGTCGGCACAGTTGCCATGAAAGTATACTTTAGTCTTCATAGATGTTTTCTTTAAAGCCTTCAATTTGACCTCGCCTCAATTGGCGCAATAACGTCCACAGCTTCACGCTCCTTCTTTTTAGGTCACGAGCGTGCCGCCTAAAATAGAGCCCTTCAGCTTTTGTAATGCGTCTTGCAGTACTAAAGCACTGCGTTGGTCCTGAGTCTAGTTGGTAGGCCCGCTTTTGACCTGTGTAATGGATCGCTATAATAGCCCCATAAGCCCACGGATCAGTAGCGCACCCATTACTATGCTTAGTAGCAAGAACATAGTTCCCAACTTTAAGTCCGCTCACTCGGAATCGCCTTCTGAATAGAAATTATCATACTCTATAACACTGAGTAGCTCAGGGGATTTTAAGCGATTTTCAAAGTTAGAGATGCGGGCCTCGATATCCTTTTCAGCCTCAGGGCACGGAGTAAACCCTCGCTCAATAAAACGCTGATATCGCTCAAGACTGCGGTATGGCACTTGCCTGATATCCGCATTGAACTTAAGTGTGCGCGTCACGGCACACTCTAAGTACTTATCTGAGAATATCAAAGTCTCAGGGTGCGGGTTGAACACAAACGCGGCTTGACACATGTAAAAGTCAAAATTCTCCAAGAGCTTAGCAACAGAACTTTCCTTGCACCGGTATATAACTTGAACCTCGATCGGCTTGTGGTCGGAGCCGATAGCTTCGCAGACTAAGTACCCAGAGGCCTTTCTCTTGTAGAGAGCCTGATTATAAGGGTTGCGAGCCGCAATGCGGTATGCAATAGTATGCGCGACTGAGCGGCGTTCTTCGAGGTCTCCCAACACGAAGATATCAATATCTCGCGAAACAACGCTCTCACTTTGTTCTTGCTTAAAGTAGTTATACGTGGCGTCACGAATGAAACCACCCGCGACGACAGCTCGCGGAGAACAAAAGTCTTGAAGAACCTCACGCACAACCGAAGGAATCCGATAGTGTACATAGGCCACGAGCTTGTGATCAATTTCAGGTCTAACCATTGTTAGTTACCACCATTCTATCTCGGTCTTCGAGATTCGTAATGTCTAGTACTTGGGCATAGACCCAAGCTCGCGTTGGCGCGGATGCCTCAAAACCCTAGTCAACAGTTTTTTGCAACAGAAAAGCCACGCGCATAATATCCTCTGTCAGCTCCCATAGAACCGACGAACAGTCTTTGGGACCTCGCCGTACAGCAGCAGCTCGCCGCGATGCCTTCGAGAAGGCAAAAGGACGAACCGAATGTGACTGCAAGAGACGGTTCCGCGCCCTTGAATGGGCATTGCGGTAGTTGTGATCTCAACGCTGAAGCAGTGGTCTCCATCAGTGAACACAGCGGGACCATCGTAGAACTCGGCGCTTTTAGTCACCGCCTCGCTTGTGTAGCCTTCGAGCCCTAGGGGCTCTACGCGGATGAGTCCGCGTCTCAGGGCCTCAGCCCTCGCTCCCTCTTCGAGAGCGTGAATCCGCCGGCGGCATGGCCCGCCGACTATCTTCGACTGCTCCACGAGGACCCAGTCCTCGACCTCGTTTTGATATCCAACGGCTGTCAAAGAGCCGTTGTCGCGACGAACTATCGTCAATTCGTCGCCGTCAACCTTGATTGTTCCCAAGTATTCCACTGTTACCTCTTGGGGTTTAACTATTTTAACCCTTGTTAGTTGCTACCAGTATATCTCGATCGTCTTGGATATCGTCTAGGTTCGTGATATCCAGCAAACGGATATCAGCCCAAGATAGAGACCCTTCGTCACCAATAACACCCGCCATTGCGACACGCTGCGCATGGCTGGGTGAGTAAGCGCGAACTACCTTACTATGGTGTTCGTCATAGCCAACCAGGTGCTTGCGTTTCACTAACCAATAGCTCTTAGCTGGTCCTTTACAAGTGTTGGCCAAGCGTTTCAGCAGACTTACAAAAGTCTGACTGTGAGGAAGGGTAATATCCAGTGGACGGAGAAGGGAGATAATCCAAGTTATAGGATTTCGCGACACTTGAAGAGACTTAATGCTGGTTGCCAAGCTTTGCCCGTCCGAATGGCCCTAGGATTGTCTCAGCACACCCAGCGCAGGCTCGGCTGAATCGCGGTCCTGTATCTTCACCAAGATTCTCGACACCACTATAGCCTTGGTCGAGCATAAGAGAGGTGAAAAGCACCTCTTCATTTTCAGCATCGCAGAAGTTGCAATGCAGCCCTTTAAGTCTCTGGTTATTACTTAACATTGATCTCGGCCTTTCTCAACTCACTATAGTTGCGCATGGCAACTTCGGTGTCTTTGCGAGCTTCCGCGTAGCGCTTCTCGGCCTCTTCTAAGGCCTTTGTTGCGTCTTGAAGAGCTTCCGTTACGTGCTCCAGGTAGCTAGGCGTCGGGCAATACCACTTAATTAAGTTCGCCCGTGTCCGTTCGAGCCTCGTGACCTTGTCTTGTGCTTCCTTAAGTCCGCGCTTAAGCTCGGACTCTTTCAGAACTGCGTTCACGATCTTGCGATCGGCCTCGATAATTAGGTGATTCATGTTTCCTCTACTTTTGTAAGCGCTTGCAAAGACCGGCAATTGCGCGCATATGTGGGCTGATCAGCTTCTTGTTTTTAGCCTTGCGGCAATCTTTGTGCAAGGCTAAAGCCTCAGCGAAGAGGGCCTCGACTTCCGTGTTGAACACACGCATGCGAGTCAAGATATTCGCTTCCAGTGCGGCCTGAATAATGTCTTTGCGAGCAGCTTCGACCCGATCCATATTCTCAACAACCCGAAAAGGTGAGAGGCCAGTCAGCGGCTCGTATTCGCGAGCAATGCGACGGTAAGAAAACTCTTGTGTGGTGGGGTTGAAGCGCAAGTCTTTCTCAAGGCTCAACTGTAGAGCTGACTTAAATCGGATCTTCGAGCCGGAGACGGTGAACTTATGATAACCTTCGCGCATGACGAGAATGTAAAGCTTCATGGATAAGACTCCTTATCTTGGATTCTGGCCTTGTTTGTATCGAGGCCAGAACCTTTTAATCTGTGGGTCCCGTCGCAATCTTCCCCTATTATACATGGGATAATCCGAAACGCAAGCGAGAAAAGATATAATTTTGTCCACAAGAGATGTCGTCTTCACGTATCCAGGCATGAGGCGAAGGGTGCAAGATCGTATAATATCGGAACGCGCGCGCGTTAGCAATTCTTGTGCCAATTCATACGATTCGATCCGTTCAACGACATAGGGATATATTAGGGCGTGAGGATCATGCACTTTAGTCAGCCCGTGAGGCACGTCGCCATAAGCTACGATACGCAGCGCTTCTGCGAGTCGCGCTTTGCCGGTAGACTTTAGTGCAACCACCTTGCCCGGCTCGGTAGGTGTCTTCGGGCCCCATAGTCTGAGTGGCCAAAACGGGTCGAGTGCAATCCTGACATACCATGCGTTGGGCGCAACTTTATGGTATTGTGGGTCGAGTCCTTTAGTTGGGTTGCCTAGGTAGATAACGCCATTCACCTTTGCGGGAGCCGGGGCGAGGAGTGTCGAGACGAACTTGGTATTGCGCACCTTGCTCTTGATATACTTTAGTGCGGCCTCATCTCCGGGAGTGCATGTGGCGGTTTTCACAACCACTACTATCTGCTGCGGACGTTTCTTGCCCATAGTTAGGGGCTCCTTTCTTGCTTGTCCCCCTATTATACCATAATTCTGCCCAAAGTCAAGCGACTTAAATCTTTTTCTTTTAAGTATGCCTTGAGTTGGAGAGTCTCCAGAGCCGACTCGGCAAAGCACTACTTACTTTTTAAAACTCTAGATTCTCTCTCATATATAGAAATAGAGTAGACTCTAGTATACTCTTGACTCTCAGAGGATAAAAATAAGAGAATACAATAGTCGCTTGACTTTGGAGAGAATTATGGTATAATAGGGGGACAAGCAAGAAGCGCGTCCAGCGCTGGAAGGAACATCTTATGAGCACTAAAGTACATTACGCCTGGAGCCCGACACCAGATACGCATGATGCCTTCTGGGAGCGCGCAAAACAGCTCGCTCTTTTCCCGCTGCGCGAGAATGTCACTAAAGTGCCCCGCTATCGCACTTCTTTCCTTACCGCTCGCATCGCCGACCTAGACGGCCTTAGTTATCAGCCAACTATTGTCACCCCAGACGGCACCTTTGTTCACCCTAACTTCGGGCCTATTGAGCTGAGCTGCGATCCTATCATTATGTCGCTCGACGCATTCGAGGCGCGCTGCAAGGCTCTTAGAATGGACAAGCGTATCACGCAATCTAAAGTGTGCGTAAGAGGTGCGATATGCTTCGGGTTTCGGTCTATGCCTGGCCATGGGACAACTATTGACTTCGAGGAAGCGCGGCTGGTCCGCTACTGCTATGAATTTGTCATGCGCTGTCGTGGATCTGGGAAGACCGTGCCTACTATGGTAAGTCTTTTGGAGAAGACAACCAAGCTCCCCCGATGGAGAATCTTTAGGATTCTCAGAAATAGTGACTATGGAGCCGCGCTCTATGGTATACCTTCTCTGGTTTCACCCAAAATGTGCAAAAAGGTGAATCAAATTTGCGCCAAAAAGAAAAGAAAGTTTTTCGCTTGACTTTTCCCGAAATTATGGTATAATAGAGGGAATGAAAGAAAGGAGTCCTATTATGGACACTACACTTAGCCGCCTTGCTACTCCTGGTCTTTATCGCATGTGCCGATACTCTAAGTCGCTTCGATCCCTACTTAAGACCATTAGTGCGGAGGTGGTGGCGAAAGAATTAGCTCAAGGGCTCGACCCTTGCGGCTGCAAGCAGATTTTAGTCGCTTCGGGGCCGCCTAGCTCGACACGGCACTTATCTTATCACATTTCGCGTCTCAAGCTCGCACACAAAAAGACTCAATTTGGATTTTTCGTGCTGGTCCCCACCAACAACTATGAGCAGTGCCTCCTAGCCCAAGACGGATGCATGAATTGGATTGCTTTTAGTACTACCGACTTTAGCGTGATCGCCCGAGACTGGCGGCATAGGAGCATGGCTGATGCTTTTAACCTGTGACCAGTGCGGCGATACTAAAGACCGCACTACAGTGTTTCGACCGGAGCCTTTTTATCGAAAGTTGTGTGACGGCTGTTTTGCAGGGCAGCAACTTTTCCGGGCCGAACGCCCAATCGAAGTGGACGAAGAGGAGTTGTAATGGATTGGTACATCGCTTACCGGACTAAAGCAGCAGAGATTAAGAGGTTATACTTTAATAACCCCGTAATTGATCCACTGATTTCTCCCGATCATCCCACGCTCCTAAGCAGAATCATTCGTTGGTCGGGGCTTGGTCTAGCTCGGACTAATGTGTGTCAGCACGCAGTTAGTGTTTCTAAGATCGCAGAGCTGATTGGCCAAACTTATTCCGAAGATGATCCATCTTGGACCCCGCAAAGAATCGCGCGAGCCGCACTGATTGCACTCCATCATGATGATCATGAGGCATTTCCGCCGCTTGACTTACCTACACCTTTCAAAAGGCATCTCGACTGTAAAGAGATTGATTTAGTCCAAGCTCGAATACAGCAGGCAGTATGCAGAGACCTCTATGGCTTTGATTACCATCAACAAGCATATGGTTACGAAGCAGTTATAGAAGTCGTTCACCTTGCTGACCGCATCGTGGCTTACCTAGAAGCGCAGCGCGAGTTTCCGAACATTGATACTATTGTTGGAGAGGTGCCACACCCTGAGTTTGCTAAGAAAATCGCAGCGCTGCCGCCTAGTAAACTCTCAGACGTAGAGGAGTATACAAGTCGGCATGATATGCTTACACGCCGCAATGAGATTGCGGTAGTAAGGAACGGAGACTAAAGTGATTAACCTTACCAAGAAAGAGCGGCAGATATTCTTTGACGCCGTCGCTCAAAAGTTCATTTCCTCAGATCTTCGCGAAGATGCAGCTCACAATCCAATGATAGCCAAAGGGTTAGGCCTACCGCCTTGTAACTGTCAAGTAGGCCACACTTATAACCCTGTCACGCTTGAGGCATCTTACCCTGAAGTTGTCAGGCTAATAGGTGAGGCCGCAAGTTTCAGGCACCGCGAGCTTATGTTGATCATAGGCAAGCTGTGCGAAAGGCCGCAGCCTGCACAGCTCGCACAAGCCGTGCAGCTCGTAACCCTAGCAGTATTTAACTGCGCTCAGACCCAAAGACCCATGGATCCGCTAGAACCCATGCTAGAATTGTTTGTGTGCAAGGCCATGCTATCTATGCTTGGCTCTAAGCCTTCGACCCCTACGTATCCTTTAGTAAATCTAGCAAATATCTATGTCCTTGCCCGTTATTGCGGGCAGGTGCCGCACGGCGAGTTTATTACCTTACCAAGCTACTGGTTCTGGTCAAAGCATTTAACCGGAGAAGTACTTGGCGGTCATAAGGCGTACTTATCTTTCTCAGAACCTACAGGAGCCTGTAAATGATGCCCAGACTTGAGGCGATTCGCCTCTTCTTAGACTCGCAGCCTGTTAAAAACCCTCTCTGGAATCCAGAGCTTGAGACTCAGGTTAATGTCGTCCCTGGTCAGAAAGACCCAAAAACACCTGGCCTTCTTTATCGCAACCCAACAACGGGCGATACGTGGTATAACTTTCGCATACCAAAAGATGCAAAGAGCGACGCACACTACTACGACAATAAGCTCATGACTTATGACCTGCACAAGCACGCGCAGGGCATTGGCTCTACTGGGTGGAACTGGAAACAAAACATTTCCGAGTGGGTAGGCTTCGACTTCGACTCGATTGTAAATCACACTAAAGGTCATAGCGCCGAGACTATGAACCTGATCCTTGAGAAGCTCAAAGAAATCCCTTGGACAATGATTCGCAAGTCTAAGTCAGGAGCCGGATTTCACGTATTCGTGTTTATCAACAACAGTCCTTCTGTTACTAACCACGGGCTACACGCGGCTTTGGCGCGCTCTATCCTTCAGCAGATGAGCGGCTTGACCGGGTTTAACTTTAGTGATGGTGTGGATTGCGTCGGCCAAAATATGTGGCTCTGGCACCGGGACGCGAAAGAAGGTGCTTATGAGATTGTGAAGACCAGCTCCGAGTATCTGTCTCATATCCCGGTAAACTGGGCCGACCACATGAGCGCGGCTAATAGCCGCGTCTCAAAGAAGCGTGCTTTAATCGAGGCTCTTCGCAAAGTTGATGGTATCACTGACGAAAATATCACCGCCTTTGTCGAGCTTCAAGGCCAAGCCAACTTCATCAGCCTCACTGATCGTCATAGGAAACTCATCTCCGCTGTTGTTGAAAAGCAGCTTGGCTGGTGGGATGCCGAGCATAACTGCTTGGTAACACATACTAAAGTTTTGGAAGAGATGCATATGGCACTCGGCTTCCAAGGCATCTTCTTCACGATTGCATCAGGTCGCACAGAAGGCGACTGGAACTGCTTCGCAATGCCAACAGCCTCAGGCTGGATCGTGAGGCGCTATACTAAGGGATGCGATGAACACCCAGCTTGGGATAAAGATACTAATGGCTGGACAGTTTGTCGGTTCGATACCGCACCAACGTTCGACTGTGTAGTACGAGCGTTCAAAGGGATCTTTGGCAAGCGCAAAGACTATGAATTCGAGACAGCCGAGCAAGCGGGTAAGGCACTTGCTGCGCTAGGATTCAACCTAGAGCTTGATCCGGTCATTAGTCGGCGCGTTGCTACGTTGGCCAATAAGAAAGACATGATTATCATGGAGGTTCCGTTTGAACCTCGCGATCCACTCGATCAAATGACAAGCTGGCGCCGCGAACCAGTTGATAAGCCCAAGCGCTGGATTAAAGTCTTTAAGTTTAGGGAGCAGCGTGAGTCTCAAGAAATTGAGGCCTGTGATAACCTTATTCGAGGAGTGCGTTTTGGAGGCCGCTTCGAGGGTTACTATTATCGGACCACCAATGGTGAGTGGATGCTGCTCGGCAGAGCTGACTTGCTCGACGCCATTGGCTACCGGGGCTTTGATCCTCAAGAAGTTCGTGAAATGCTAGGCGCTGCCGTTGCCTCTCCTTGGAATATTGTGACCGAGCCATTCCAAGACGAGTATCTAGGCGATCGAAAGTGGAATAGAGGGGCTGCTCAGCTGGCCTACGAGCCCAAAGAGGGTCCACACCCTGTTTGGGATAAGATACTTCAGCATATGGGTGCAGGACTCAATGACGCCTTGCTAATCCAAGAGCCGGGTGGCAGAATCGCTAAGTGGCTTGAAGAGAACGATGTCAAAAATGGTGGTGACTATCTTAAGCTCTGGCTCGCTTGCTGCTTTCAGCGCCCAAAAGAGTCACTGCCTTATCTCTCTTTCTTCTCAAAACAAGAGGGCACGGGCAAATCGACTTTTCACGAGTCTTTAGCTACGCTCTTTGCAGGTGGCCGAGGATACGTGCGCGCCGATCAAGCCATTCGTAGTGAAGGCACGTTCAACGGCGAGCTGCAAGGCGCACTATTGTGTGTCATTGAAGAGGTTAACCTTAACAACCGCAAGTATGCGGATAAGATTAAAGACTGGGTAACTAGCCGAACTCTCTCAGTGCATATCAAAGGTGGTACGCCGTTTCTAGGGGAAAACTGCACGCACTGGATGCAGTTCTCGAACCATGCTAACTATACTCCGCTCTTTGACGGGGATACGCGAATCGTTATGATTAACGTACCACCGATCTCACAGGATGCGGCTATGGATGGCTATAAGCTGCACGAGCAAGTCAAAGACGAAAACAGCGCCTTTACGCACACATTAGTATCGACGCCTCTACCAGAGCGTTTTGGCCGTCTCCAGCTGCCGGTCTTAGAAACGATTGAGAAGCAAGCTACAATGGAAGCCTCGCGGACTCCAATGGACGTATATCTCAAGTCTCAGGTTTTCCGTATCCCTGGAGCGCTGACTAATGTGTCTGACTTCTATCATAATGCCGAAATTTGGATTATGAAAGAGTATGGCAACGAGGTTGCAACGCAGTGGACCAAGAACAAGATTGCCTCATCTTGTCCGGCTGAGTGGCTTAAAGGTATTTGTGGGCCAGAGCGCAAGACTTACTTCGCCAACATTAGTCTGTCTGAAGATTTTCCACCAGGAGCGCCCTATAGACTTATGGGCCGGGAGCTAGTGAGATGAACGCTTACGATGAGAAGAAGCAAGAGTTTTACTATTTTTTTGCTGAGAAGATAGCCATAAACTACCTTGTAGGTAAGACTTGGATTTCGGTTATCCCGGAGGAAGCATTTCAGGCAATCCAGGCTAAGCGCAAGTTGATAGACGAGGCGGGTGAACGCGCCATTCGTGTCTTAGCTTCAAGTGCAGTAGAACAGTACTGCAAAGGTGACGTAAATCGGCTCAATTCTGTTATCTCTCTTTTATTGGTGTGGAACTTCGATGGACTCGACGAGCTACTACGGGTGGGTTAATGCCGATGGGTGTGAGCGCGATGCTTTCGGTGTGGTCACTTATGACCTCATCCGAAAGCTCCTCGGCGCCTCGCACCTTGAGAGCTTCAAAACCTGCAAAATGATAGTCTTCCTCGACGCCGACCGGCATAAGCTCGGCAAATGGCCTTTGAACGAAACTGCGTCGCGAAAGTTTCAACGGGCTATAGTTGGCCCGGTGTTTTTTATGGGCAAGAACCAGCCAATTGTAGAAGAAGGTGAGTAAGAATGGTCGGAAGACTTATAACAGTTGACGGTAATATAGGTGTTGGCAAGACTTTGTTCTGCCAGCGCCTTGTAGACTCATTGCCCAAGGCCGTCCTGATTGAAGAAACGGCAGGGATGAGTGTTCTCAAGGCTTTGAGAGAACACTACTATGATAACCCTAAAGAGTGGGCTACAGACATGCAGTTTACCATACTCAACGACAAGATTACTGGGTATAGTAAAGTGGCTGACTTGACTCGCGGCGGCTCAGATGTTATCATTGATCGCAGTATTTATGGCGATGCTTGCTTTGCTAGAGTGCATCATCGACTAGGAAATATGAGTGACCGTGACTGGTTCCGGTATCAACTCAATTTTAAGTCTGCTGAAGAATGCTTGCGAACTCCTGACCTAGCAATCTTTCTAAATGCCCCGACAACAGTCTGCTTGGAACGCATCCGACAGCGCGGGCGCGAAGAAGAAATGGGTATTGACTTAGAGTACCTGAACCTAGTTCAGGATGAGCAATTCGATATTTATAGCTATTTTGAGCCTCGTCAGGTTGGACGCAATTTCAATTGGTCAAGAATACCGGCTGACATGGCCGAAATACTTGAAATAGTAGCGCTCTATGCTGCGCCTCGGTCATTCATTGACCACCTAGAGGAGAGGGAATGAATAGCCCTATTTTCAAAGACACTCAAGACTCACGAGTCAGGGCTGAAGGAGAGTTCTGGACTCCGCCTGCATGGGCACGCAAAGCCCAAGACTTGATCACAGCCGCGATGCCTGAAGACTACTGGGAAAATACAATAGTCTATGATCCCTGCTGTGGTGTTGGCCGACTAACCGCTGGACTTGACGGTGTAGCTGCTGGGATAGTGTTATCAACGCTATTGTCTCAAGACCTTGACAAGATTGAATCTCCGAATGCGGTAAAGTTCCAACTCGACTTTCTGAATGACACCGTGCCGCAGCCTGTTAAGGAATATCTAAAAGGTGCCGCCAATGTGCTGTTTCTTTTGAACCCTCCATACGTTCGCCCCGGTAGTATTTCTAATCGCTGGGAAACAACACTTACGGAAAATGTAACCGACACTAAAGTCAAGAAAGAAATGGGTAGCCTTCCAGGGCGCCACCAGGCTTACATACAGTTTATCTTCAAGTGTGTCAGCCTCGCTGAAGAGCTGGGCCTAAAAAGCTATGAAATTGGGATCTTTTCGCCAATATCTTACTTACACCGTCCACAACTTAAGCGCTTCCGTGACTGGCTTCGGCACCGTGTGTACCGTGTAGATGGCTTTGCATTCTCGGCGTCAGCTTTTGTTGCGCTGACCACACCTTGGACACTTTACTTCACTCTCTTCAAGAGTGGTAAGTGCCAGTCTCATCCGTCCGTGATTCGCTATAACTTTAAGACAGGGGCGTCTGAAGTCCATATGAATAACGAAGAGGTTATACTCTCTGTTCATGAGGACAAGAAGCACCTCTTAGCGCCCAAACTACAAGAGAAAACCAAAAATGCTGAGAAGTTTTCTTCTGACTTTAGCATAGGTTCAATTAGTAACATTCAAGAAGCTGAGAGCGTGATCTACCCCGACAGTTACTTTAATCTGACCGGCGCATCTCAGTTTACACTGCAGAATCGCGAGTCGCTTATTCTCACGTCTGGCCCGGTAAGTAATCCGGGATCAGTAGCGGCTATGCGAGAGACCTTGCCTTATGCTATCTGGCTTTTCTGCGCCGTGCGCGTCCCCGGTATAGACTATTTAGGAGAGAAAGAGGAAGTCGAAATACCTAGTGCAATCAGTGCCGAGTGGCTCGCAAATGCCGCAGTTTGGGCGGGATTCAACAAACAATGCAACACTAGCTCAATGATTGTAAATAGTACCAGACTTTACAATCACATGTTCTGGCTGACTAAGAAAGAAGTGGAATCCCTAGCACCTGCTTTAATCTTCGACGAAGGGCATTGGCTATGTGAAAGTAACATTGGCTATAGTCCGCAAGATACACCACTTCTTGCGAAGATTATACAGGCAGCGCGCGATAAGAATCTCTTATGGCTTGAGACTGAAGAGATGTTGGCCAAGGCCACACTATTATGGCGCGAGTCGGTGACGCACCGCCTCATCTTTTCACCGTATACCCGTGACCCAACTCAAGCATATCGATGGGATGCAGGCTATGCACAGTGTAGGCGCATCATGCATGGCTTACCGGGAGGACAAGACTTTCTGCGCAGAATTAAGTGGCGAGTTCGGTGCAAGTTAGCCCGAGCCCTTATTGAACAAAAGTGCTTTGGTCCGGCGACGGGCGGAATCTTTAGGAGAAGTGGCTATGGAATTTAGTAATTTTGAGGCGAAACTACGGGAGCGTGTCCCGGAACTTCGCATGTCGAGCGTTGAACGCCAGAGTGCATCGCAGGCAAACTTTGAGATGGGTGCGGCTTGGTGTCGAGGCATTGCCAGTTTTGGTGAAGCTGCAAAGCGTGACTATGAGCTTGCACTTGAACGCTTCACAATTTGGCGCATACAGTATGAACGCCTGATTGGGCAGCACACATTAGTTGAAGTCTGGATCGAGCAGATTGAAGAGCATCGGCGTATTCTAAAGGAACTCTCTGGTACACTATCTGAAGAGCTGTCTTTGGCTATCGTGCAGGCCAAAAAGGTGCAGCAGAACGAAGAACAGATTAAAGAAGTTCGCGAAGCAATTCAGCAAGGTCGCGACCCTATGGCTGAGATGCGCGAGAAGCTGCGCGCCGAGATTCTCGAAGAAATGAGAAGAGAAGCTGCCGAGGCAAAAGAATGAACACGGGATCTTACGCAAAAGTCAAGGAGAATAATATGGAAGTAAAGCAGGGTTGGAAGACAACCGAGTTTTGGCTTACCGCATTGGCCACTTTAATATCACTGCTGTTTGTATCCGGGGTAGTCCACCCTGGCACAGGCTTTGATAAGACGGTTGGCATGATTACAGCCGTTCTGGCGACACTAGGTTATAGTGTTGCGCGTGGCGCAGCCAAGAAGAATCAAGATGGTGATGGTCCTGGCTGGAAGACCACCGAGTTTTGGCTCACGAGCACACAAACGATTCTAGGCTTTGTTGTTGCGTCGGGCGCCGTGGACGGTACAGATGCGGACAAGGCTATCGGTGCTGCTGCTGCGGGTCTTGCGGCAATGGGCTATGCTCCTGTTCGAGCGGTTGCCAAGTCGGCTGGACCCAAGGTTATTATCTTCTTTGCGGTCTTGCTTAGTGGCTGTTGCCTAGAGGCTGCTGTGCAGCGCGAAGCAGAGATTAAAGTCTTTCAGTCGATCGGGCTCGAGTATGCCGCTTATACTAGCAAAGACCCTGAATTGGACGGCGAAGAGCTTTTGCGGCGCCACAGAAACATCCGCAGCTGGGCTCAAAGGCTCGGAGAACCAATCCCGGAAGAGGCAAAAGATGCTAACGATTGACGGCATTAAGGCGCGACTCGGCCCGATCTATGATCAGGTGACTCAAGAAGATAAAGACTTGATCGAGGCAGTACTTAAGGACAGTGCTAAGATTGTGGGCAAGTCGATCTCAAAAGGTCCAGAGTATTTCGAGCGCGAGATGCGACACATTCAAGCGACATTATTGAATGTCTCGGCGCGGTATGCTGAGGCCGTGCAGCACGCCTTTTGGCAAGAAGTGACAAAAGTCCTCACAACGGTCGCAAAGACCATTATGAAGACCGCACTGCTCTGAGTCGCGAAAAACTAGACAAACTGTAGAGCGGTAAGGATTAGTTTCCCTACCGCTCTACCACTACTTATGTTCTAGACATCGGGGCTTAAGAACAACACAGTTAAATCATTGTCATCCGCACTAGCTGATATGCCAACTGTGGGGCCAGCAGCTTTAATCTGATACGTGTCACCGGCTTTCAAGCGCACAATGCCGCCACCCCGAATTGTCCAAGGTACCGCGAAAGACGAAATTGTCTGCTTTAGTAGGAAGTCTCCAGCCAGGGGATATCCAGCCGTGGCCCCGGTAAGGCAATAAAGCCCCGCAGTGATAATGGCACTTAGCGATGTCATGGTTATACTAAAGTTGACCAAGTAATAGCCATCTTGATTTGGGCTGAATTTCTCACTATCCGTACCTGAGATAGTAAACCCTGAGTTCTTCTTGACTAGTGAGCCTCCGGAAGCATACTGTAAAACGTCGTTTGGCCCTGTCACCCACCCGACAGCTTTAGTACCTAGGACCAACCGCCCGGCCATTTGACTAAAGATCCAGTCACGAGGCACTGCGTCTTTAGCTGCACTGGGATCGGCTACGTTACCAATCTGGTTATTGCCGGCGTCCATTGTAGCGAGCAGCACCGGAGTGCGAGCATTGACAAATCCATCGTAGCTATCTGTTACTTTTCCAATAGCTACCCAGGCACTGTTAGCTGCGTTTCGACGTTTAATATCGCCGGTACTAGTGTCGATCCAAAGCTGATACGCAACCGGACTAACCGGCGCGCTATTCGCAGCCTCGAAAGCTCGCAGTGCATCGTCGCGAGCTTTAAGTGGCGCTAAAGAGTCTAAAAGACTATCTCCGGCAAGAATATCACTGTATGCCATTTTGGCTCCTTATGCGTGCGATATAAGTCTGGTTTCTAAGACTTTAATTGTGTAGCGGCTCGGGTCTTGATTTACGACACGGAGCATTGCTCCGCAGTAACGGTCTGTTGTTGCTTCAGTAAGATTTCGGTCATAGGCCATCTCATCATAAATGATAGGACTAGATAGCGTGTTAGTTGTTTGAATGCCCGCCTCAACAGTCCAAGCTTGATTCTCTAGCTCAGACTCCCAGGCAATATTGCCATCAGCCCAGGTGCCAGTATAGGTCCAGTCATAGTTATTATCACTGACCAAGAGGGTAAAGCTGAAAATAAAGAACTTCGGAGTCGCGACTAGAGTGCTATCAAAAGTAGACGTAAAGAGCAGGTTCTCCATTAAAGTTGGCGACGACTGCAGAATCTTAGTAGTTGTCGACTTCAAATGGTTAGTTACTGTTTCCAAGGTGAAGCCCATTTTAAATCCAAATGGATTTATATACTCCACGGCGGAGCCTATTTCATCTGCACTAATTGTTCCTAAGCCTAGCTGCGGGTGAGATAGAGGTATAGCAGCTTGTGTTGAAGAGTAGAGTCCTGCAATGTTCATGGCTCGCACCATGAGATAGTTTTCAATCTCATAGGAGCCAGCCGTAAGGCCCGTAGTATTGTTCCACTTAAGAACGCTCTGCGGGATGGTAGAAGTGCCGGATAAAACTGTTGCTAAAGTTACACCAGAATTCCAGCCGGTGCCATATCGCAGCTCATAATAGGCTATCTCAGATTCATCGACTAGCCGATCCCAAACAATATCTAGTGAGTCACTGTTGGTCGCAGCTATAGCGAGTCCTGTGATACCTTGTGGACGAACCCCCGAACCAAAGAAGACTAAAAAGACAGACGGAGAGGTGTCGGGCGAACCCTTATTGCCTCGAATAGAAACTGGCACGGCAGTGAATTCATAAGTCGTGCCAGCAACCAGCTCTTCAGTCAGGATTAAAGACTGCCCTGGAAAGTTAACTGTCCCCACTAACTGCCAGTAGGTTCTCCCCAGGGCACGAACGTGAACTTCGACATAAGAAGGCGCAGGTATGCCATTCACAAAGTCGATGTTAGTTACTTGCCAAGATACTTGCACGGTGCTAAACGTAGTGCCGTCAAGCCTCGTTCTTGTGACGTTTGCCGCTGCAAGACTCGTTACGGCGGCTGGAAGCACCCCGGCGCGCGGCAGTCTAGTATAGTCAGTATCTCGATCTGAAATGACATCGGTATAAACACTGGCCGAATACTCGAGAGCTTGAATCTTCAAGGTGAAGACTTGAGTAAGCTCAATTGTCTGCACCTCAAATGGCTTACCGGGCTCGGTGCCATAGCTAAAGTCTGAAAAGCGTCCCGGCTCGGCGGTGGACGTAAAGCCGTCGAACGCGATAGGTGTTCCAGCCGGGTATACACCATCGGGAGAAGTCGCTGGTGCGCTTGCATGTGTTGAGAATGCATCATTCTCATTGTTCAAAATGTAGAGTAGATCCCCGGTGACTATTGTAAGATCACGATCAAACACTAAGAAGTATTCATCACCATCATATGGGCTAGGCCAACTTGCAGTGATTCTCCCTGAGAAGCCATACCCAACTAAGTCATGTGCGAAGTAGAAAAGATCTCCGGGCTGCAGCGCGAAGCCAGAAAGCTGCATTTCAAAGATTATGACTTGGCGCCGATAAAGATTCTCGTTTAGCCTCCTTGTGGCATAGCGCGCAGCCTGATTGCGCCGGGTTACACCAAGAGGGCTTAAGTTCTGAGTGCGATAAGAGCCACGTTCAAAAGGCGTTGCGCGCCTCGCTACCTCGGTATCAGAATCGTAGTCGAGGTCTACACTATTGAACGTAACTTCCACAGCGTCATAGAGCTGGTCGCGGTCGCGCCACTGGATATCTAAAGAGCCTGTAATGACTGAGGCTTGAGAGACTAGAAATTCAACGGCTCTGGCCTTATCCAAGACAATGGACAAGCGGCCATCAACGTAACGCGGAAATGCAAAACTGCTGCGACAGATGTTTAAGAAGACAGTCCAAGCATTTTCAGGGGTGTTTAGGATCGCGTCAAAAGTATGTCGAACATCGGTACCTGAGATAATCTCATCACAATAGTTCTTCCAGGCTAGGAAAGATTCCAAGTCTAAGTTGGCAACAGTGAAGTATCGCCCAAGGCCAAAGACCGGGTTTAGTAAAAGGTCAATCGCATTTAGCGCAGGATTACTCGATGCGAGCTGCGCAACGCTACCTAAGGTTGCGGGGCCAGGACTTATATCTTTGACTAAGCGGCCTCGTATAAGTGCTGTAACTGATTTTGGGGCTTCAGTGTTTGTCTCAGATGCGACCACATCTTGCAGCTCAAGCAATACCATACCCGGATAAGCGCGAGGCGAGCCGCCATACTCGGTCACACTGATAAACCGAGGGTCGGGATCAGGAGAGCCAGGAAAGAGGTTCGCCGGGTCAGTCCCCAAGTAGACTATTTCGATATCATATTGGGCGCGACTAAAAGCAGGCCCACCGACTTGAGAAGATAGAGGTTCTCTTCCTTGTGTAGAAACGTTAAATGAGGAGTCAGCGAAACCCTCAAAACGTATTGGGAACCAAGCAGACCAAGCTCCTGGCCCAGTGCTTTCGCGAAAACGGTATTGAAAAAGTAGGCCAACTGTTAGGTTTCCTGCTGGACCCTTATCAAAAGCGCCATTAGGGAAGTTAAACTCAAAGTTCAGCAGGTCTACTTCATTAACGGTGGTAAAGGATACTAAAGTTCCTGAGGTAGAAAATGTGTGGTTAATTATTTGAGTGTTCAGTTGGTTTTGACTGCCCGGAAGGTAGTCTTGATCAAAGTCGCCAAATCTCGCGGCAATTTTAAGTGCCGAGAAATTGGCTAAGTCATTATCATCAAGAAATATATTTCCGATTGTGTTCGGCAGCTCGTCCAAGGTTAGAGCCGTTTTGTTTATGTCTCCAATAGCATATACAGGGCCATAGCCAAAGCAGACTAATAGCCGCAGCTTTTGATGCCCTAAAATCGGAATACTTGAGATGCCCGCCTCAATGATCTGGGCACCGGCTTTATAAGTACCATAGATTAGTGGTATTATATTACCCGCGCCAAGCCCAAGCTGCCGCGCTGGCGTCACTCTGGAACGAGTGGCTTCTAACAGCACATCTAAGTTAGCCGTCTGGCGCACACCACCAGTTTCATCTATGGACAGCGGAAGAAAGAAGTCTTCGTAACGGAGGTTAGACGCCATTTAGACCTCGAAGGAACGCCCAGTGATTAGTGACGGGAAGGCACCAAAACGCATAGGATGAAGCTTCGGAAAGGCCGCAAGTGCTTCCCTATCACCCCAATACTCACACCCAAATGTTCCTTGCAGTCGTTTAGTGCAAATTTCGCCTGCTAAGGGGACGCTTGGATCGACCCCACACTCTTCTCCGGTGAAGTCCCACCGACAAAAGTTTCTTTGGTAAGTCAAGTTCCCCAAGCCGCGATCGAAGGTGTTGAAAGCAACCAGCTGGATATTAAGGGCCGGCCCTCGCGCGCGTATAGAGTTGATTTTAAAATCAAGCACATAAGTGCTATTAAGGTCTTCAAGGTTTACTAATGTCATGAGGACATTATTCCCTATGAGGCCCTCTCCAGGAATAACGTAAGCCATAAAGTCGCTGACAACATCATTTATGATGATGTTGACTCCACTTTCGGCGCCTTCGAGTCCTTCTGACATCTCATCAACACGCAAAGGATAAGGATCGTAAACATCTGAGCCCAGTGTAACAGGCTCATTGTTTCCGGTAATAAAGAAGCCGTCATCAGTCTGCGAGTCAACCTGAATTTGAAGACACCAGACCCAAGCATTCGGGTTGACGGTCTTATTCTTTGCGGCTATAAAAGCTGCGGGTAGCTGCCTCAAGGTATCACCTCCACGGTTGCACGAGCATCGTAGACACCAGGATTGACTAGTATGATAGTTGGGTTAACAGTAAATCGAACCCGTATACTGCCCCACAAGAAGCTTGAGAATTGCCCTTTACAGAGATGAACTAAAGTCCGTAAACTGTTTACTTGGGCCGCAGATAGTGAGGCCCAGGCTAGTTCATACTCTGTGCGGCTTCGAGAGAAGGTAGGCACTACCGAGAGATATCCACCATCAGTATCTAGCTCCCTAGTGTCTAAAGTCTTCGTCACGCGTGTGGCTATAGAAGGTTCGATCGTCAGTGTCGCTACAGCGCTAGGCTCAGAAGAGACAGGTAGTTTGTTCATCATAAGCCTCTGGACGCTTTCTCATACTTGCCGTATGCCTTACCTAATTTACCTGAGCGTAAGCTGTTTTTACCGTTCAAGACACCTAAGGCTCCACCGCTGCGGCGTAAGGCATCTTCAAAAGATTGCGAGTCTAGCGTGTCAACGTTGTAAACGTTGCTGACATAAGTGTCGCCACCACGTCCACCACCTCTGGGCCCAAGAATTCCTTGCCCATCATTGATACTAACAGGAATCGTGCGGCCATCAGGGAGAGGGACAAAAGCTTCAGGCCCGGCTTCCCCTGAAAGTGTAAAAGTTGGACGATTGACCACTCCACCTTGTGCAAACGGCGTGATACCACCCAGCAGGCCCGCAAAGCCTGCGGCTGACCCACCTTGATTGCCGCTAGTTGGCGCCGTGCGACCACCAAAAATTGTTGAGGCAAGTAGGCTACCCAGGCCCCCAGCGGCTCCACCACCGGCAGCACCTCCTGTAGGCGTTGCACCAGCTCCACTGCCACTGCCACCGCCACCTCCACCGATACGCGATAAGAGACTACCAATGTAACTTGTGAACACCTCTCCAAGTAGTCCTTGCAAGAGCGCCTTAAAGTCGGCTGGTTCGCCGCTACCTCCAGGACCGCTGCTGTTTGTAATTGTAACTGGAATAGAGCGCCCATCAGGTAGCGGAACAAACGCTTCTGGACCAGCTTCACCAAACTTTGCATATGTGGGCTTGCTAACGACACCTCCACGCGCAAAGGGCGTAAAGGTTGGCTGCGAGGCTGCAGAGCTAAAGCCACTACCTCCAAAGATGCTGCCTGCTCCTGCTGAATTCCCAGAGGTGATTGATCCACGCCCAGTGTTCGGTGTTCCACCGAGCCCTAGCAGGTTACTAAAGAAGCCGCCAAAACCACCAGCATTTGCATTGCCATCATTAACAGCTGCCCCGCCAGCACCGGCTGCTGCGCCGCCAAGCACGCCACCTAAAGCACCCCCGGCCAGCGACCCGAGCGCTTGAAAGCCAAGATCTACGACGAGACTAATAGCTTGGCGGATTGCGGCTCGCAAGATCTCTTTCTCAAGGTCCTTGAGGACACCTTTGAAACTCTCAGTGAAAGACTTACCATCAACCAGTACGGCTGCAAACGCCTCGGAGAATCGAGTCTCCAGCGAATCAGCGATACTATTGACTATAGTGTTGATACCTTCAAGCCCGCTACCAATCAACGTATCATAGAAGTCTCCGTTGCGGCCTGTGAGTCCGTCTATGAATAGCTTGAAAGTTCCCGTAACGCGATCAAGGGCTTTCTCAATACGCAGCAAGAATCCCTGAACGCCAGAAGTCAGCTGTGTCAGCCCAGTCCGTAAGCGCCCAACAACATCTCCACCCGGCTTCAAAACTATAGAGGCAAAGAGTTTCTTAACCTCAGCACGAGCCCTGGGACTAAAAGAGCTGATCTGCTTAAGCTCTTCGACTATGCGCTGCAGCCCATCATCGTCACTGATACCTTCAAGCTCTTTGCGGATCTGCTCTTCTTGGTCCGACAGATTGCGAAAAGCATCAGCTTTTACTGCCTCAGGCTGCGTGACCAGTACAGACTTGCTGAATCTCTGCGAACTTTCACGGAATTTATCGCGCAGCAGCGGATCGACGGTGTTAATGATTTTGTTAGTGGCGGCCTCGATGACTTTACTAAGTGCTAAGAAAGACTCTCCACCCGTATCTACGAAGCGCGTTATTTCCTTGTCGATCTCTCTCAGGCGTGCCTGATACAAGGTCGGGGTTGTCTCACTCGCATTATCACTGTCAATAAAGCTACGCAGTTCTGCTTTAACCTGCTCTTCCAACCCTAAGGACTGTGACGATAGTTCAAGTGACTTAGGTAAGCGCAGCGTGCGAAATATTTCATCAGCTTCGGCTGTATTCGCGGTCTTCAAGAAGGCGTCAGTTTGTGCGATCTCTTTGCGTATCGAGTTAATGCCACCTCTCTTAATTACGGTTTCAAAGTTAGTGGTTAGCTCTTCAGGATCTACTGAGTTTAGGGCTTCGCGAACGAGTTCGTCAAGGCGCGTAACGATCGCGCCGCCGAGTCGATTATTCGCTCGATTTAAGTCTTCGCTAGATAAGCGGAAAGAGCGGTCTCGGTTAGTGAAGACACTATCAATAGTGCGCTTTGCGATCTCTGTAGCTCCGCCTTCTTGACCAACACCTTCACGAAGCTTCTCAAATGTCTGCTGCGTTGCATTTTTCGATCTAAGAGCCTTTTGTAAGAAGGCACCCCCGTCTGCCGTAATTGCGAATTCGCGAAACTGGTTAGATATCTCGGTGTTAGTGCGCAACAAGCGACTAAAGAGAGGTGAGTTATTGACGTTACCTTTTAAGACTGGCCCACCAAAGGCATCATTAGCTTCTAGGTTGGCGAGAATTTCGCGGTTCGTCTGGATTGGGCTTACCGTTCGGAGTGGAAAATTTGCTCCGCTTAGTCCGAGCTTGCTGCGTAAGAAAAACTCTTCGTTTGGATCGGCAAAAGGGTTGCCTTTTTGACTCTCACGAAGCCCCTCAAGACGATTGAATAGGAGACTACGCCCTTCAAAGTCTTCGTTAGGCTTCGATTTAGCTGCATTGATAAACGCAGCACTCAAGTCGAACCGCTCTTGCTGCGCAATGATCTTATCATATACTGGCCCCACGGTAGTGATTGAATCAGTTACAAGCTTGGCAGTATTGCTAGTTAAATCTGCGATTCCGCCTAATGTGGCGCGCATACTGTCCAGTATGACTGGGGATTGACCATCAATCAGTGCTTTTACCCGCGCAATGGCAGCCGCAACATTATCATTTCGGCGCCGTGAGGCGGTCTCGCGAGACTCCGGGAGGCCGAGGTTATCGCGGACTATATCCTCCAGAGAGCCAACTCTAGCCTTTCGCCCTTCAGGGGTTCCTGAAGACGGGCGAGAAGGCAGTCTGAACCCACTAGGTAAGCCACCCGACTCTTCAAGTTCAACAAGCTCGCTGAATGTCTTGAATTCACCGGTTAGTCTTGCAAAGCTCTTTTCAGCGGTTTTTGCGGCGGCCTCAAACTCAGCAATAGATGAAAAGCGGGCAAAGAGACCTGACGCCGTGAAAGTATCTTTTTCGCTTATGCGACTTAAGTCAAGCCCCAATGCTGTGGCTTGCGGTGGCTTAAGTATCTCCAGCAATTCAGCCTTGCTGATCTCACTACCGGCGGAATCTTTAAAAAACCCGGTCAACTTAGAGTCGGTATTAGTAAGAAAGTTTTTTGCCGCTGTTGCTCCAGAGGTTCCAAAAGTAGAGCGCAAATACCGGTCAGATATAAGTGCAAGCGCTTCTTCAGTACTACCAACTAAAGTCGCTCTAAGCACCTCTCCTACGGCCAAGAAAGTGGTTGTTAAAGACTCGAAGAGCAGGCGGCTAAGGCTTGTAACTATGTTCTTTAAGCTCTCCTCTATGCCAGCAAAGTATTCAATATTGGATTGTGTTGGCGAGAATAAGGCTTGAAATGTCTTTTTCGCTAAAGTCGTTAAGTCTCTAAAGCCTCTTGCGGCATCTTTTACTAGTAGGTTAGCAAAAGACTTGATTGCTGGACGAGCTTTATTGACAAAATCGATGAGCCCTTCAAGACTCGACTTAAGAGCTGGGCTAAAAGCCGTGCCTATATCGAAAGCAACTTCGTCGAGTAAAGAGCGAAACTCACGAAAGCGCCCGATCAGGGTCTTACGAACCTGAGCCGCTGCATCTGGTAACGTCTTCTGGGTAATATCTAAGATTGCCGCGCGGATAGACTCAATATCATTATTGACGAAACGAACGATTCCTTGCGACTGGATAAAAGCACGTGACCCAGTACGAACCAGCAAGATACCTAAGCGCCGTAGCACCTCAGTCTCAACACCGATGAATGCACTTGCAACATCTTTTAAGTCACGGTTGAAAGTAATGGCAATGTCTGCGAGGGCACGGATTGTTTCTCGTGCAGCAGGCACGCCGACGGCTCGTAACCGGACGAAAGACTCGACGAAGTCTTTAGCCCCGAGAGGTGACTGAATCGCTTCAGTGCGAAGCTGCTCAAACTCTTGGTCGGCTACATTGATGTCTTTTACGACCGCACGCAACTGCGTGCGGTAAAGCTCATACTCCCCAGTGGTTCGTATAATTGATGAAGATACTTTAGCAAAAGCGGATACTGCAATCGTACCGAAGATAGCAGCGGGCAGAGCCAAAGAGCGAAGTACACGCAAGGCCCCGAATGCAGCGTCAGCCACAGCATTCAAAGAAGCGCGGGCCGCATTGAACCCAACACTTAAGGTTCTTAAGCCTAACTTTAGTGCAGGAGTCCCGAAGTAAGAAAGGGCGCTTACCAGCTCTTTTGCGGGCAAGATGCCTCGCGCAAGTGACTCGGTAAAACGCTGCATTGTAGGGACTTTACTTAAATTTGACAGGTTGGATCGCAAAGCCGCGATTCGAGGTTCTGCCTGCGAGATAGCTGCTTTAAGACCCTCAATGTCTTCTACAGGCAAGAGACTGCGTGGTTGAAGTGCATTAGCCTGAATGGCTCGACGCCGCTCTTGAGCTCTCGGTAGCCCTTTGGCTACTGAACGATTTCTTGCTTTCGGTCGGGCACCTACATTCCCTTCTGAGGCCGAAGGCACGTCGCCCTCTAGGGTCGGAAGCACGTCGCCCTCTAGCTCCGGAAGCCTCAGAAGTCGAAATTGCCGTAGACCTGCCAAGAGTGAGCCTCGCGGAATCTGAGGCACAGTTGCTTTAGGCCGTGTACGCGCAAGATAAGTTCTCCTGGCTGCTACACGGTTAATACCCGCACGCGCTTCCTCTCTGTCTAGTCTTAAGCGCCTCGCATTTTCGGCTCTGTTCTGCTCCGCGGCAGCAGCTCTCTCTCTAAGCCGACTAGCCGCAATTTCTTCTACCCCTAGCAGTCCTGAGGTATTTCTAACAAGCCGGTCACGCCTGCGACTATTTATAATAGCGCGTTTTATGCCCATCTTGAAGTCATCGACAAAAGTCTTTTTTGCAGCCTTCTTAACGTCAGCAAACAGGTCCGTTTTAATAACGCCAGAAGTCTGTCCTCTGCGACCAGTACCAGCGCTCGTTTTGAGTTCAGACTCTAGTTTCGTTATAGCGTCTCTAAGACTAATCGGACCACTACCACCTGCGACTTGTCCGATTAGGCGATTTACCTTGGACAAGGCTTGGGTATTGGTGGTCTTACTCGCAAGTGCGACTAGAGCAGCAAGAGAAGCCGTGCTTCCTTGGCCGGTCCCTTGCGCTCCTTTAAGTCGTGTAAGTAAACCTAATCGCGTAGCTGAGCTTAAATCACTAGTGTTGCCAGCACCTGCAACTGCCGCAACACTAGCAATACCCTGTCCTCGCGCACTTAATCGAGCGCGCAAAGTCGATGCTGCTTGCGCGACGCCGCGCAAGCGGCGTTCTGCAGTGATTGCATCGCGGGAGATGCGAGTTAATGCGTTGTCAACTGGAAGCCCAGACCGCATAGTGATGCCGAGGACTTTAAGCTGACGATTTACGTCACTGATGCCAGCGGCGGATTCTTTAGCGAACTTGGAGAGGAATTTCTCCGTCTTAGCGGCTGCAGTGCCAACAGGACGAAATTCCTCTTCAAATTCTTTGAGACTTAAAGAGGCGCCACGAATACTCTTACGCAGGCCCCGAAAAATCTCACTAACATTCTCCGAGAGCTGTAACCTAACCTCCACCTTTTTGTCGGCCACTACGAGCCTCCTCGATGCGCTTGCGCTCAAGCTCATTCATACAGTTACCGATATGGCAAACTGCCTCAATGAACCAATTGGACTGTGCGAGTAGGCCACCAACAGCAGGCCAAGTGTTATAATTCTTCAAGAGCGCGAACGCTTGAAATACGCGCCGCTCAACACGGGCTTGACTTAAGTAGAACAGAGGGCAGCGAGGCATCTTCTGAACGCCACCAAAACACCCTGGAGCATTGCAGCCATCTCCTCGGCACTTTGAGCAGCGTGTAAGCCAACGCGACATGCGGATATCTTCGAGATCATGATCGCAACCCCAAGCTGCACGGAAGATATCACCTTCAGGACATGTTTGCCCATGCCCTTCTAGTAAGCTTCCGTCAGCCATGCGGGCGATCAGTTCGAGTTTCCCGCTTCTTTCTCGCTAAGCTTCTGCGATTGGAAAACCGCAAGAATCAACTCTTGCAACTGGGTAAATGAGAATCGACTAAAGTCCCCGTGCGGGATATCATTTCCTTCAGCGTCTTTGTAGTTATCCCAGCGGCACACACAAGAAGGAAGAATTTTCATGTAGACTTCAGCAGTCTCTTTAAGTGTTTTCGCGCCGCTCTCAAGATCGTCGATGACTTCCTGCAGCTCGATCACGCGTAGATAAGTCAAGACCGAGACGTGAAAAACGCTTTGCTGCTCTTTAGGCAGCTCGCGATCTTCCGCCAAGATATAAGGTTTCGTGGTGTTTGGTCCAATAGCAATAGCCATGGCAAGTCTCCTTGTTAGCACGGCGCAGTTCACAACACTATAGCTTAGCACCGCGCCGCGCTATAGTGTTGTGGAGAAGAGGCTAGCGAACAACGATCTGGAACTCGTCATCGCCAATGGTGCGAACGAAACGAAATGAAACGTCATTGATTAGAATCTCGTCACGATTACCGTTCTGAACATTGGTGAACTGCATCCGTTCACCGATCAGTTCAACGATATTGCCATTGCTCGAACCGACTTGGAAGTAAGAGCGAGTAAGCGTATCCGAGAACAAGCGAGCAAGGAAAGGATACGTCCCGACGGAAACTGCTTCGGGATTCATCTGACCACTAAAGTCGCGGTCAACAATAAGTGTCGAGCGAAGTCCTGAGGCTGCGGTCGCATCTTGGCGGCTCGTCAAGGTATTATCTACCTGGACGTTCATGCCAGCCATGACCGGCAAGAAAGGGCTCGAAGTCGGATCGCCAAGCTGGATCGCGGCACCCTGGAACTTCGGGGGAATCACTGAGTCAGTCCCCTCAGCGAATGCCGGGGTATCGGTGGGGTTAACAGCACCCGGACCTTGAAACTCGAACTGCATACGAGCCGGTTCCCCGACTGCGTTGAAGTTGAAGTTTACGCGACCACGCGCGCCGCCAAAAATGCGCTGAACTCCATCCTCGTTAACGTAGAAAGTTAGAGGGGGAGAACTTTGCGAGCATCCCGAAGCCGCAGTTGTAGTCCCTGTCGCATTTGAGACTTGCCCAGTGAGCGCAACAGTATTTCCGATAACCCCAGTCAGTGGGATATACCAGAGGTTCTTGTTCGAGCCTTCAACGTAAAGTACAATGCCCGAAACGCCTGTACCTGTTACGAGTTCACCCTGCAAAAACGTGCCAGTGATAGCTCCGAGAGGAACAATGCGGGCCGTCTTGGACTGTGGCTTGAACCCCCAGCCGTAGTTTTCATTGATGCTGTCGATAGTTGCCGCATAGCTACCACTGCCGCTACCTGCAATACTGATCGGAGCCCCGAGCGTGCCGGGCATATTAAGAGAGTAGCGATAAGCGACCACTTTAGTGGCATTACGGAGAAGGTGGAAAAGATAGTAAGTATTGCCAACGCTATCAGTCAAAAGCTCACCGAGCGCGAGCGTTCCCGATGCCGCCGAAACAGTCAGCTCAACAAGCTTTACCGACATAAAGCCACAGCCAATCAGGAAGTGACTATAGTTCGGCTCGGTACCTGCGGATCCTGTGCCTTTCAACTCTGCTTCAAAAGACAACGTGGACTCGATAATCCCCGTCAGGTTCGCTTCCTTGCTCAAGTCACTCCGGTAAGGCTGGCGCAAGAAAGTTGAAACGTTTTGGTTCGGGTTAATCTCGAAGACCGTAGGAAAGACGTGTGCTGAAGTCAACGTTTCCGTAGTTTCTTCGGCGTTTTGCAGCTTAGCAGCAAGCTGCTTGATTCTATTTCGTAACGCGCAGTCTGCCATGCTAGATCTCCCTAAGCGATAGGCTTACTTGAACAACCTTGTTACTGACATAAGAAGTTTGGATACTTCTTACATCGACTAAAACTTCTAAAGGCTCTACTTCGTTTGGCGGTGTCCACATAATTGGGGTGTGGACTAAAGCCTGCTCTAAGAATTCTTCCCATTCGCACAGCGGCGTAACGCCGTTGGTAAGCTGAAATGTGCGCCTTTGGCGCTCATTTCTTCGGCGCCGAAGTGAGCGCCCTTCTTGTTGGGACGTCGAGACTGTATCGTGCTGTATCAGTTCTTCTACTGGGTAGCCATAAATAAAGCCTAGATCGTCAAACACGTATCCTAATGGGTCTGGAACAAGGCTGGTAACAAATCCCGTCAATACACTTATAGCTGCGCTGCCGAGGGCAACATTCCAAAGGTACATTGAGCCGAGACGCAGGTTCAAGTTAAAGAGTGGCTGGTGATAGCCAAATTCATTAAGTGGGCTTGTAATATGAGAACCCGAGCTGTAACTTAATACCCTCACACCGAGTTGTATAGTCATGACACCCGAAGCACGGGTTACGATCACTGGAAAGTAGTCGCCCTCGTCAGAGGAGCTATCAACGTCTGTCCACGGGCTTGGCCCAACTTGTATACCACTGTTATTTAAAAAGTAGGCCGTCGCCCCATCACGGGTTAGGTGTAGCCAAGTTGTACCAAATTTCATAGACACTAAAGGGTTCGCCCCAGGCCCGTACGCGAGGGCCTGCGCCCAAAAGCAAAGCGTAAAGTCTGTGAGATTAAAGCTATCTCGGGTTTCAAAGCCCTTGTCAATAGCGACGTCTCGATAAGAGGCACCTTGCGTTAATGGATAGAAAGGTGCGCAACGCCGCTGCGTCTTATAGTTTCGAGGGGCTAGCAGTTCATTATCGTCTATTTCTCGGAAAGGCAGCACGGCTACAAGGCTAGACTCGTAAGAGTCCAGGAGTGGGTTTCTAAATCTCATCACGCAACTCCTGTCACAACGCATGAGATTGAACATGGCCCGGTAATGCCCAAAGACTGCTCAGGTTTTAGTTCGCCGTTTCCGCCGCTTTTGAACACGTAGGTGCAAGTCGCCCCGATGGGCTGACCTGCCAGCTCGCAAAGTTCATCATAGGTTTTAACACCCACCAACTCAACGTTGACGCCATTTAGGCGGCACTTATGTGGGGTTGCTAAAACATTCCGAAGCAAGCGACAACGCGATGAGTTGCAGCGCTTGGCTCCGTCGGGGATCATGCGACGGCAATAACGGCAATGTCGATTAACGCTCATTCGCCAAGCTCCGACTTAATGTCCGCAAATTCGCTAGCCTCCGCGTCAGTCAGGCTTTCAATGGCCAAAAGCTCAGAGCGGCGCGCTTGGAGATCCCGCATGGCAGACCCCATAGCGATGACCGCGCTTTGCTCAGCCGCCGTCGGACCCCTTGTGTCTTCCACGGCTTTAATCCACGCCTTTCTTGCGGTATGAGCCGCCTTACGCGCCTCCTCTGCAGGTTGCCGTAAGGACTCACGCGTTTCTACTGCTGCTCTGTAACTCTCAACCACGCTCATAGACCCGCTCCTATCAGCCGCGCACCAGCGGCCATTTCTGCGATCCGCGCGTCAGCCAGAGCGCACGAGAAAGCGCACAAAACGCTGTAAACGCCAGGATTTGAGGGGTTCCCGCCGTAGTCACCAACGTGCAAGACGCTGTTCACGTTGGGCGCAGTCGACGCGTTACCAGTCGTCGACGCTTCCAAAACAGCATCTAAAAGCATTTCGTACGTGGGAGTCCCGGAAACCCGCCTTTTGCGAAACGCAACATGGGAAGCTACCCCATTGGTCAACGCCGTTAACCCGTCGGTGCTTCCTCCGCCGTTCCAAAAGGACAGAATGCCACTGGAAAGGTGATTAAGGTCCCATTCGCCAGCGCTTGAGGCCCCGTCTGTTAGAGAGACCACCGTGCAGGCGCCTAAAGGAGTCGCATCAACGGGCTTGTAGAAGAGCGCTACAGTGTATTCCGCCGACCCTAGCGGGCTAAACCTGACGGGAACAAGAACGTTATCGCCAGACCCGGCGAAGTTGAGCCCTTTACCATCTACACCATCTGAACTCAGCGATATGCTGCCATCCCATGACGCGGTGCTTGGCTGGCCAAACGGAGCTTTGCTTGGGCTTGGTTCCTCCTTGAAATCGAAATAACACACGAGGTAAGGCAGCAACGCGTTAAGCTCTGGCAGTGGGTTGCCGCTCGAATCAACCCAACGACGAGTCGCTGGCGTAGTGTCCCAGGCCACGTTCTCGCTGAGGGTCACAACACTAAGCGGGTCGCTATTCGTCAAGGTTCCAGAGCCGTCTTGAAGGGCTGTAAATCGACCATTGGCGCCGCTGTTGATGGTGATTGTTCCCACCACGTTAACAGCCTGGACGATTGGCTCCGACCCTGATTGAAAAACGGTGGTTCCATGGATCAAGCCACCGACGATTCGCGGCTTTGATCCGCTCGGGAATGTCGTCGTCGTCGCCACGGCGAAAGTACAAGACTGGATGTCGCCGCACTTCGCCGAAGACTCAAACAGGCCACCCTGGAAGTAGCACTGGCTGAAGCTTCCCGAATAGCCAGTGTTAACCCAGACCGGAACGATTCGCGAATTCAGGCATCGCGAATGATCCGCAAGACCGACGCGCGGGACATAGCTGTTGTCGGTACCGTGGACACCAGTCAGGCTTACGAGGCCGCTAGCGAGGACCGATGGAGTGTAGGTCTGACCGGTAGTGTCGAATTGGATCGGGCCGACCGGGCTCATAGTAGGGTTGAACGCGGTCTGAACAGAGAGGGCATAGTGGCTGTTCATTGAGCCTGCGTAAGAGCGAAACTGACCGCGATACGTGACTGGTCCGCAGCCGACTTTAAGCAGCACGGCGCAACTCGACCCGCCTCCGTTTGCAATCAAAGACTTGATCCGCCCGTAACCATGTCCGATTGTTACGAGCCCATTCCCGCAATCCACGACAAGACCGTCGCCGTCGAGCTTTACGCCCGTGCCGAATGGCGTCCACGCGCCAGACGGGCCGTCGATGTGCAGGCGCTTCGACCAGTCGAGTATAAGCACGCCACTCGAGTCCGCGATTTTTCCGGTGCCGGTCACTTCAAAGGCCGGCGCCAATGGAGAGCGCGCTCCTGTCTCTAAAGTCAGTCGGCATGTCCCCGAGCTTGCGGAGAAGATATTAGCTGTGCCGCTGTGGCTGACTTTTTTGCCATCTTGAATAGCGATAGTGAGGCTGGTGTAACTGGTAAGATCAATCGTGTCGGTCAAACTCATCGCGATATCATTAGTCACGAGAAGACGAGCCCCATTGGCCCGAGCAGCGAGCAGCGCCGCTAGAGTCGCGACCTCAGTGTAAACCTCAACACTGGCGCTGGCGTCACCGCCACTGCCACCGCCACCACTGGTACTACCTTGAGACCCTGGACTACCGTTCCATGGAAACATTCGGCAGATCCTCTTAGTTAGTTGGGGTATAGTTATGGGACGCTAGAAGTGTCTCTTGTGCATCCGTAAGGCCCGTGTTGAAAAAATATATGTCTCTGTAGTCCCCAGGGTGTGTAAATACGAGACCGTTTATATCCCCTATAACAGTTAGGCCAGCCCAGGTAAACTTGGTGACACCTCCAACACGTAAGATCAATGTAGGTACGCCGGCCTCAAGACGGCAAATAAATGAAACTTGCTCTTCGGTCCCGGGGCCTACGAACAAAGACCCGCCCGTATCGGCAAATCCTACATACCCAGTTATACCCGTGTGTATGCGTAGTAGATTTGTATTACTGAAGTTAACTACCAACCCAAAGGGTGCCGAGCCAGAGCACGCCTGTAAAAAGTCACCACTAGGGCTTGTGGTTAATCGCGCAGGATCAATCTTAAACGAGATAGTGTATGGTACCCAAGTCGTGTATTGCCTGAAGTCTCCCGGAATAGCGGCAAAGAGCTTTTTAACACCCGCGCTCTCTGCTATGCGAGTTTTTCCGTCAACAGTACTAACCCCGGTGCCTAAGGGACGGAGAAAACCCTTGTCTGCTACATTCTGCTCATTTAGTGTACTGCCCGGATAATAGGCTAAAACACTGTCCACTAAAGTATTGAGCGTGGCATTTCCGAATGTGGCCGATGGGCCACTACCGTTACCGCTAGAAGCGCTCTGCGAGCCAGGACTACCATTCCATGGAAACATTATGCTTTGCCACCATCAATTACCACGCGGTTTACTATTACGGCTCCACTCCCTAGTCCAGTGAGCTGAAAGTATTTGACCCCGGATACCAAAAGGATAAAAGTGATCCACTGATCGCCCACACCGACTTCCGCAGCTTCAAAAACGTGGCCCGACTTTCCATAGGTGCGATACGCAGGGTTCGACGCGTGAGCCCCAGCTATATAGAGCGGAACGTATGTGCCGTCTTCCGTCTCACACACATTGACTTGGAAAGCAATGTTAGTCTGGCTATTAAAATTGAGATTAACCGCAATTCTGACAGAGCCGTAAGACTCTACTAAAATGCCTGTGGCGAGCACTTTGACAGTTGCGGTGTTTTGAGGTGTTGCAGCAAAATCCGTGTCAAGCAAAGTCGCCATTTTAGCACCTCACTAAAGTTGGGTCAGTTCGCAAATGCCGATAAACGACGTCAAGGAATACTATAACAGCACCTACGCCGGGCTGATCTTCACTGTGAACCGCAACGGTACTTTTTACTTCTGAGTTAACCGCCAGACCCCCGACCGTGTCGTCTTGCCCTACAGCTTTCTTAACATCATGAATCCAACGACTGCAAGCTTGATCTATGTCGGCAAAGTCTCTAAAGTGAACTTGAATCACCGTATGTAGTAAAACCCTTTGTGTAAGGCCATTGGTTATGACCTCCTCATCGGAGTCTTCGACATAAACCAGCGCACAAGGTTGATTCATTGACTCGAAGTTGCTCAAGTTTCTTCGAGTCGCCTCAACTAAAGTGTTGAAGTAACCTGGGCCTTGCACAATGCTCCCTAGCGCAGTCACGATATTATCAAGAATGCGCTCATTTATTGGGTCAGCAGCGGGCTGAGAGCTAGAGCGAGTGTAAAAAACAACGAACCCATCTGGATTAGACTCATCAGAAGCACTTAAGCAGCGCGCAAAGAGTTCATATCGCGTGCTTTCAGTGAGTCCTGTTATGACTAAAGTTGTGTTAATGGAAAGAGATGAGAAGAGTGCAGTAGACCAAGCCCCTACACCTACTGGACGATACAAAACCTCGACAGATACTAGTGCGCCATCGGTTGGCACAGCTAAAAGCGTCAAAGTTAATTGAGTATCTCCGATAGTCGTTAGCTCTACGTCTAACTGGTCGAGGTCTACTGCGTAGCTCACGGGTTACTCCTCACAAGGGGGCTTCTCAAACGTTGATAATATTAGAAGAGAGCCAAGTCTGCTGTGTGACCACCCAGTAAGTCCCTTCAAACTCGAGTTCAATGTACTCGAAGTCATTGGTGCCATAAGGAAACGAGTGTGTCGCGCCAAGTGCCGCGCCAGGGGCTGCAATGATGGAACTACCAGCGGTGATAACTAGCTTACGAGTTGCGTGTCCAGCATAAATCCAGAAGCCCACGCGCTCACCAACAACTGGACTCGTAGGCAACGTTGCTACAACGTTTCCAGTTGTAGCTAGGTCAATACGATACTTCTTTCCGGTGAGAACTGCAAAAGCCGTCGTTTTTGCGTCTCCGCGATCCCAGCCAGGAGTGGGATAAGACTGACGAGGGCGCTCAAGAAGCACGTCTTCGCTTTCATTTAACGCCTGATGATCCAAAGTCATTATTTCACCCTAACCTTGCAAAAGCTCGAGATAACGAGCCTTGGATTGCCGAACTGAGTCTCTCTTCTCTATCTTTAACCATAGGTGCTGAAAGAAAAGTCTCTTTAAACTTTAGTCTTTTGGGTAAAGTCACCCTCTTGCGCAAGAGATATAGAAGTAAAACAACGGTTCTACCCTGCTTAAGTACGATTCGAGGGCGCCGCGTCAGCCCTAACTCTTGTACTGCCTCGCTATAACTAGGGAAGCGTGCAGCAATGAAACGTTTTCCTTTTTTCGACCTGAATACGAACGTATTAAAGTCTATGTGATATGCACTAGTGAATGTAGGCACATGTGTTTTAGGGTCTTTGGCTGCATCTAAAGGGATGGTGAGGTACTTCCCCCGCTTCACGGAGATTTTTCCACCATCTTCTTGCTTCTTTGCTTGCGGTGTCCCAGGTGGCTCTTCACCAATACTGACAACGTAAGTAAACGTGCGACCTGTAGCACTAACGTCAATGCGCGCTTTAACACTGTTAAACAAGCGCCGTGTGCGTTGCGTAATGCCATCGCCACCAACAAAACGAGTAGCGCGAAGGTACTTTTTAAACCGCGCAGTGTGTAGCCGAAGCCCGCTTACAGTCTCTCTTACAACTCGTTTAGCTTGGCGGTCTGTGAAAGACGTAAAAGTCATCTTGTCTAAGACAGGAGAAATTCGATTCTTAACGCTGAACTGCACCATATTACACCAGCCGACTTCTGTATGGTCTTATATAGTCTAGTGTGCTGTTCAAGAGCCCTAAAGAGCGAACATTCAGGCTTCCGGTGCGATTCGAGGCCGTTTGCGTGCCTTGAAGGTCTTTAGTGCGGAACTGATAAGAGGACTGGTTCAGGCAAGCACTCTCCAGACCGGGTTTTAGTATTCGTAGGATTTCAAGGTGCGTTTGAAACGTCCAAGCTGCGCCATCCCAAGTCGCGATTTGATTCTCTTTGCCTACCCAGGCACCAGTCGGTGTCGCACCAACTAAATACTTAGAGCCTGTGGCAGGGCTCATTGGAGGGTCATCTTGTCGTGTCGTGTAATAGTCACGATCAAAGGCCCAGCCTCCTACCCACGAAACACGCAAGTGGCCAGGACCTGGGAGAAGTGTAAGACGGTCAAGTGAGATAATGCCCTTACGGCGCCTGACTTCAGATTCCCAGTCATACTCGTCGAGTTCTAATTCTGCTGTCGAACTAAAGTCGCGGTCAGGATCATAGCGTATCGACTCAATGCTATGTGTCGGAGCCGCTGGCAGGTAAAAATCGCGCTGAAAAAACTCGATATCAAAAGTCTGCGTCCTGAGCTTAACCAGAACCTCGCGTCCCAAGTAATTCAAAATCTCGTCACTGACTCCAGAGATAATCTGTGTAAGCACAGTATCACTCTGGGCGCCATTGATATTTAAGTAAGATTTTAAAGACGCGAGGTCGGTTAACACGATTCGCCCCTTAGCTCATAAGAGCGTGCTGCGGAGACAGCTCAAGGAGCGGGTAAGCAGCCGGGACTTCACCCAAGCCACGGTTCACTTCGCGGCGCGAGCCTTTGACGCCGACAGCACCGATGATCACAGTGCTAACAGCAGCGGTGCAGGACAGCTGGACAGTTGGGATATATACGGCACCAGGAGCAACGGCTGGCCCAGCACGAAGAGCGCGAGCGTCAATGCGAACTACATAAGTCTTCGCAGCAGCCAAGAGGAACGCTGCGGCCGTGAGGGTGTTCCCATTAGCGTCGGTCAGATTGACATAGTTGCCAAGGCTGTCTTTCTGCGTCATGGTAACAGCTAAGGTAGTTGCGCCACCAAGAGCACCGGTTGTGAGGAGGATCAACGCTTCAAATACACTGGTCAGGTCAAAGTCGCCGGTGACAAATGCGCCGTTTTGACTAGCGGGCGCTAGCAAAGTCGAGTACTGCGTGAGGCGTAAAAGGTCGCCCTTCATGATTTACTCCTGATTTTGAGTTTGCCCCCACCTAGCTAGGTAAGGGCAGATTGACTTTAGTGAATCTTAAGCCAGTGTGGCTTAGATCTGGAGCGCGTCATCAGCATACTGGAAAGACTCGGTGCGCATCACATTGCAGTCAGCCGCAACGTCGAAGACCAGCCAAGTTTCGTTCTGCAAGAAAGCCGAGCGGTTCGCAAGGCTTGCCTCGGTAGAGACGCGAAGACGGATACGGTTCCAAAAGCCGAGAACAAAGTCTTCCCAAACGCCGCCAATAACGTGTGCAGCTGTTCCAGCCGCCAAAATCGCGCCAGTCGCAGCATTGGTCTTCGGCATCAAGGTTGTTTTCTTAAAGTCGCCACCAAGAAACTCGCGAAGCATCGCGTCTGTGGACGGTGGGCGACCAGCAAGATACTCTTGATTAACCGACTGACCTGCGTAATGGTCAACCTTTTGGCGCTTCATCAGGCTCCAAGTAGTTGGGCGCGAAAGGAAAGCGACATCACCGTCAATGAGTCGCTCTTCAATAGCATTGCGGAAAATCTCTGCATCATCAAAATTGAACCGCCGACCAACACCAGCATTAAGCTGGCTACGGTTCGGGGTTCCTGGAACGGCAGCTAAGAGAGGAATCAGGCCAGTTGGCTCAACACCGCCACCACCAAAGAGGAATGAATACTCCATCGTGAGGCGAAGCTGCTTAGCCAAGTCATCGCGAATGAGCTTCTCAACCATCTTTGGAGACATTTGCAACAGGACATTGCTGATGGTCACGAAGTTCTGACAATAGTGGGGTTCAAGCACAAGGTTGTCAAAGCTGATGCTGGTTTCGGTGGGGACGCCGTTCTCAGGCACCCAAGCAGCACTGGACTTTGTGGCTTGGCGCGGAATCTTGAACTTGTCAGCCGAGATATCATCATAGACCGTCACACCAAGAGGCTCCAAGACCAGGCGCTCTCGCAGTGCGGAAATCAACGTCGAAGAAACCTGCTCAGGAATGAAGAGGCCGCCGCTGTGATCGACAGCAGCTTGGTGACGGGCTTTAGTCACCGCACCGGTTTCGATAAAATTCTCGTACTGGGCGTTGACCATTTCCCATTCGCGCTTGGCACCAAGTGACTTAAAGGCTTCACTATAGTTACCACCGCTTTGGCGCCCTTTAATAGCACCCATAATGCACTTGGCAATAGAGAACTGGTTTACGTCATCTTGCGGGAAGTCCACACCAAATTGCGGCTCGTTTGCTTTCGCGACTTGACTCTTCTCGATCTCGGCCAAACGAGCTTCGAATGCCTTGACCTTCTCAGAGCGCTCAGTGTCTTGTAGATTGCGGTCGTCAAGAAGCTTCTTGAGTTCAATCAGTTGTTGTTCAATATCCACTTTAGTTCCTCACTGGCTTTGCGGCGTTAAGAATATCCGCCAGTAAGGCGGAATGGGTTTCAATGACTTTTGCCTCTTTAGGGGCCAAAAGGGTCTTCACTAAGCTCTCGAGCCCTTTAACGCACGTCTTAAGCTCGTTGATCTCATGAGCCATGTCTTTCACAGACTTGCTCAGTTCTTCTTTCGCGGCTTTCTCTAGTACAATTGCGTCCCTGTTCGATGGAAGACCCACCGCAGATAACTCGATAAGTTCTTGCTCGGCAATATAATTGCCATAGCGACCCATCTTATACTCATTGCGCTGATCATCGGTAATGTCACGAAACTTAAGTGGCCGAAAGCGGACACTAAAAGCGCGCATAGTTCCTTTCATATACTTATCTAGGACCGCTTGGCCTTTAGTAGAGCGGTCAAAGTATACAAGTGCCTGAAGCTCGGACTTTTGATGGTCGTGAGGACCGGCGTCTTGCCGAACAGCAATAGTCGTCTCCAATACGGCACCAATTGGGTCTTCCGAGTAGGCATTGTGGTTATGCAAGAGAACGGGGTTCTGCATAAACTTGCCCATATTGACCCAGCCTCTAGGATCAATGATATCACCATCCGAGTCAACTTCACCATTGCTGGCTCGCACTACCATGACGCGCTCATAGTCGCCATCTTCGTACTTAAGTCCGAGCTTCTCAAATCGCATTTTTACGACTTCTTCTTTAGGCTTTCCCTCCATAGTGGAGATACCTTTAAAAGACTTGATTGTCATCAGCTCTGGCTTAGACACTATTACCTCCTAATCTTACATAAGTCAATTGCAATTCCGCCGTAACTAAGAGCGGCAGTGCATCCTTGAGCTGAGTTTCATCAAGCCCTGAGTTCTTTAAATACTCGAGAAGTAGCTTTAGTCGTTCTTGAGTGTTTCGAAGCTCATCAGCTACGTCAAGTTTTTTAATTTTCTGAGGGTGCATAACCTGACTTAAGTAAGAAATAGCGCCAGGGCTCGATAGAAAACTAAAATCTTTGGTTACTAAGTCTGCCAGTCCTTGTAAACTAGCCGATACTGTGTTTCCGTCAGGGTTCCCTGCATGTGGCGAGTCACTAGCAACAGGGACCTGGGAACCACTTTCAACTTTAGCCTCAGCAAGCTTACTGCACGCACGCAAAGCACCATTAGCTAGTGCTTCTCCACCCCAAGTTGTGTCTTCAAAGCCCATATCGTAGCGAGCATTAACCTCATTGCGCGAAAAGCCAGCGCCAAGTAGGTTTTTCGCAGCCTCTGTAGCGTCAACTAATGACCCTCTAAGACCTTCGACGCGTGCTAGATCGTAGACAACTAAAGAATTATCATCTTTAGTACCGCGAAAGAAGTCATTGTGCATCTGTTCACTTAAGTAGCGCAAAATCGGGATGATACAAATTTCAAAGAAGGCAATCTTACTCTCGTAAAAGTCTTTACCTTCTCCACTTCCACCACCCATTATAGACTCAGGTATGCCATAAATCATGCGCACCATCTGGACTACCCATTTTTGCTGGTCAGTGAACTCCATGTCTTTATGGTTTTTGCCAAGGAAAGGCTTTAAACCGCCATCTAAAAAGAGTGTTTTGTGCGCTTGTCCAGGTCCGCCGTGGCGCGACCTAAGTGTGGCCGTTAATTCTTCGCGCTGCTCCTTTGACAGCTCCTGTTCAGTGGTGAAAATGTCGCCAATAGTACCACCATTCTCAAAGAATGCTTCATTATAAACGCTAGCGAAGTGCGCTTGGTTTAATTCCGAGGAAATAGCACGCAAAGGAGACAACGCTTTAGTCTCATCTCTTGGGTCTTGCAGAAGGTAGAGCCGACTTAAGCGATTTAGCTCAATTTTTGTACCTTTCCTTACCCAATGGGTAATGCGGCCATCTTCACCCACGGGGGTGAATTCACTTTGGGGCTTAACCCAAAGTTCAGTGATTTTCCCCTGGGAGCTTCTGTTATTAACCCAAAAAACCGACCCATCGTGCATCAATTTCGTGATGCTATTCAGCATAAAGTTATACTGAACCATCTGAGGGTTCGGGCGATAAAGAAGCTCTAGAAGCCAGTGGTCATCTCGCTCTTCAATGGCCCCAGAAGTTACGTATTTCTCTTTGATTGCCTTCTTATACTTAAATTCTGGGCTCTCTTTAAGACCACTATAGTAGAGGTCTAAAATTTTGCGACGATTGGAGCTTTTATTGATCCCTGGTGCCTGAAGTACTTTAATCGGGATACTCGCGACCTGCGTGGCGATACGGTTAACGGCTGCAAAAACAGCCCCAGATTGTGTCAAGGGCATAGTAAGCCGTGGCTGGCGAGCTAAGTAGCCTTGCCACCCAGTAAACAATGAATCCAGCCCCTGTATCCCAGACATATATCAATCCACCACTGTCATAGTGGGTTTAGTTGGCTCGTAGTCACGTATACACTGGGCGATACCGTATGCAAAGATATGGTCATCGTGTTCGCCGTTAGAAGCTCCCCACTTTCCGTGTGTATCTGCAACAAAGACACCCATTTCTTCCCAAAGTCTTGAGTCTAAGCAATCCAAGTTTTGCTCTAAGAGCAGTTTTGCCAGCCTATCTAGCATAATTGGCCGTGTTTTTGAAGAAGTTGGCCAGCCTGTCTGCTTCTTTTGTTCTATGATGGTCTTCCCTTTGTAGTTGTATTCCACGTGTTTGTAGAGGTTAGGATAGTTTAAGTCGAACTCTGCGAAGGAAATCGCGGCATGTCCGTGCTGTTGTCTCTCGAAGCCGAGCAGTGCATTGTTGTATTTTTTAGCGAGATCGACACACTTGACTGCAAAATCGTGAGGTTTGAGCTGGCAGGTTAAAGTAGCCATGTGCTGACCACTGCGCTTATCCAAGACAAAGGCTACAGACCAGTCTAAGTCACCATCTTTACCACCAGAAGTGCCACTAGCTACGTCGGCGCCGATAACATATTGCCGTCCAGGCTTCGGCCCCCGCCACACTGAAAGCATGTTGTTATACAAGGAATAGCCGCCGGGCATTTGCTTTGGAGATACGCAGGCATTTAAGCCTTTAGTAACTAGATCTTTGTCAAAGTAGACCCGACCTGTGAGCAGAAAGGCAGTTTCGTCGTCTTCGGGGTATTCTTGGAGGAAAAGGCGGGGAAGCTCGATCTGTTTGCGCCTACGCCATTTGACCTGATCAAAAGTAAGGCCATGGTGCTCGATTAGAAACTTCTCATCTTCCGCTAATGTGTCGTGTATATAAGTCTCTTCGTCGCCAACCAGAGGAAGTGAGTTAGTTGGGTCTTGGAACCACGGTAGAAAGATGCCAACCCATTCAGACTCGGAGTTTGTTTTTGCGGACTTCCACAGCTCATAATAGTGGTTGTAGCCGTTTGCGGTTGTTTCGAGGACAACTTCGCCCTCTGAACAGGCTTCCCCCAGAGAAGCGATAAGGCTATCAATGTCGGTAGTCTGTCCTGGCCAGAAAGCGACTTCAGAGCCATGCACCTTTTGAAGCGTAGATCCACGGGCAGAAGCCTTAGCTTTGGCCGTTCCGACCGTCAACCGCGAGTTCAGTGTTGGGAATTCTATAGTCTTCTTGCGACTTTGCGACCTTTCGGGCTGCACCTGCTCAGGTAGGTTGGTGTAATAGTTGTTGATAATCTTGAAGATGGTTATAGTGTCTTCAATAGTGTGGGCCAAGGTAAAGGCCGACATGTTGTTTCGTAGGATTCTGTAGAAGCTTTGGGCCTGCTCCTCAGTAGTAATGCCCCCTCGACGATACTTAAGTGCGAGAAAACGCTTATATCCGCGCCGCTTAGCTAGGATCTTCAGCGAGTTGTATTTCTTTTGTATTGTGTTGCGAATGAAAGGGCGAGCGCGGCCTTTTTTGTCTACGATGCTCAAGAAAGTCTCGGCGAACTCAGGGTAAGGCAAATTGCGCGCCGCCTCGAACAGTGCGTTCGACACTTTAGTTACTTTCTCTCGGGAAGCCTGTTAATGATGTCACGCACGTTGACTTCTAGCCGTAGAAGGATAGCCGAGGTTGCACGATCTTCGGCTGCGGCTTCCGCCGCTTGTTTCTGAATGGCCCGCAGCTCTTCACGTATGCGCAGAAATTCTGCTTCTGCATTTTCGCGTGTGTAGCGGGTGTTTTCAAGGCGCTGAACGCGATTATTCAGGTCAAGCAGGCTCGTGCCGGTCCAGCCTGCGATACCAACCAAGAAGGGAAAGCAAACTTTGATAGCAACCTCGAACATGAAGACAAGGTTGACTCGAATTGTTTCAGACTTTCGAGCGTTTGCTGCCCTGCGGCGAGCAGGTGGCGTATCATCGTCATCGTGATCGCCATCACCATCACGAGATCCCATGTTCACTCTTCTTTTTCATCTATGACCACTGCGTCTGTTAAGCCCAAGATTCCAGGGGCCTTCTGTGAAGAGCCGCGATTCTGTTCTCTCAGGGCGGCTTCCGACACGTCAAGCGCACGAAGTGTGAGGTCCAACTTAAGTCGCTCCTCGCGCATACTCTGAATAATGCTGCCAAAGTCCTTGACGTCGCCAGCCTGTTTGTTGTATCCGTCTTGTATTGCACGGATGCCGGCCAAGGCGATGCCAGGAGCCTTGATATCGCGAGCGCGAGGGTGATCCACGCGAGAACTAAAGTTACCAACTCGAGCGTCTTCAAGGGCTTGCTCCAATCCGGGATCATGGTTTTCGCGCAGGTAGCGGCGCACATAGGCTAAAGTCACACCAGCGAGACTAGCGCTGATAGTGACGGGAAGGTCATAAGCATAGCAGAGTGCAACGAGGTCTTCGCGCCAGGTGGCAGGCACACTTAAGTGCTTCGAGTCGCGAGACGCTAGATACTCGCGAGCGCGGCCAACCTCTAGCTCGTAACCTTCAAAGCTGCTCACTCTATACTTCCCCTTCAATTATGATCATATTGTATCATAAACGCACCTAGAAGTCAAGAAAAAAGTAAACTTATTTTCGGCGGCCAGTTCGGGGCTAGAAACGCAGAAAGACTAAAGTATAGGTGCAGCGGTGCAGCGGTGCAGCGGTGCAGCGGTGCAGCGGTGCAGCGGTGCAGCGGTGCAGCGGTGCAGCGGTGCAGCGGTGCAGCGGTGCAGCGGTGCGGAAAGATTAAAGTATACCGCAGAGGAGCGGCGACGCGGCGACGCGGCGACGCGGCGACGCGGCGACGCGGCGACGCGCGGCAGGGTAGAAAGGATCATGCGCTGCTGCCCGCCGCCTCGCCGCTTGGATGCACTTTAGTATGCGCGCTTTGCGCGAGCCGCGAGCCGCGAGCCGCGAGCCGCGTCGCACCCTCGCACTCTCGCACTTTAGTGTGCGCGTTTTGCGCGCGCTTGGCATCGAGCCCGCCGCCCGCGCCACAGTGCGACTTAAACCCTCTTAAGTCGTTGAGTCCTTGAGTCCTTGAGTCCTTGAGTCGCTGAGCCTCCAGAGCCGACTCTACGAACTACTATTAACTTCTTAAAACTTTAGATTCTCTCTCATATATAGAAATAGAGTAGACTCTA